TTCAGATCCAAACGGAATGCCAAACTGGATGCCAAATAAGCCAAAAGTTCAATTATTGCGACAAATTCGCTGCTTTCAATCCAGTCGTTGAAATCTTCTGGATAATTCAAGCGGATGTAATCAATCAAAGCTTGGCGGATAGTATCATAGTCATAGGCATTAAAATTTACCTGACTCATGGCTTGATACAGCACACGCCAATCTTGTCCAAGGAATAAATTATTTTGTCGGAGGCTTTGACTCATTCGATATGTGCCCTGTTTTATCTACTTGCGTATTTAAGCGAGTTTTAACCACACATATAACTTAAGATTTAGATAATAGTGGTTTCAACATTTCTGCGATCAAAATCAATTTGGAAAACTTCCACAATATCCAACGGTTGGTAGTAGAGATCCATCTGGAGTTGCAGGCCATTGTCATATTCAGTAAGTTTGATATCTCGTATTTGAACTCGACCATCAGCTGCCACTATTTGATAGCAGTCGTCAATAATCATCTGCAGGTTGTCAGCCACCATGGGTTCAAATAACATGTCCCAAATTATTGATCCAAAGTCTGGGCGCATGACTCTTTCGCGTTTCCTTGTATAAAACGCATTAACCAAATCTCTCTTGATAAGATCAAGATCAGTGTATTGTGTTTGTTTGATACTGGTGTCCACTGAACTATAACCAATGAACAATCGGGTGCGGGGTGCTACTGCCATAATACTTATTTAGAGAAGATTTGACACTCTAAAATCTTGCCACAAAATAAGTGATGAATAAAAAACATTTGAGTTTTGATGATATTACTGTTCTTACCTACAGTCTTTGCGATAATATAGAGGCGTCAGGTTGGCAGCCCTCGATTGTTGTTGGCATTACTAGGGGTGGCCTCCTTACAGCCAAAATGTTGAGTCATTATTGGAAAGTGCCTATGTGCACAATTGATGTGAGCTTGCGGGACTATACCTTATGGAGCGAAGATTTCAATACCAATTTGGTAATTGAGGCATTCAATGGTCACAATCTTCTTGTGGTTGATGATATAAACGACAGTGGTGCAACAGGGATCAAGATCAAAAACACTTGGACCACTGTAGTGAACAGTTTGCCAGAACATCAATCATTATGGCCCAAAAACAATATCAAATTTGGCGTGCTGTTGGAAAATGAAGTCAGCTCTCACCAAAGTGACTTTTGGGGCTCAAAAATCAACAAGGAACAAGATCCCATTTGGTATGTTTTTCCTTGGGAGATCCAACGGGGCAAGGGTGATTGAAAAAACACACAATCTATTGTTTCCTTGGAGCGTGAGAATGAACTTTGATGTGGTGGATTGGACACCTATGGACCATTGGTGTGTAGAGCATTTTGGCAATGAAGGTGTGTTGTGGAGCATTGGTTGGGAGAATGGCACGTGGGATTTTCAAAAATTTGAGGATGCAATGATGATGTGGCTGACATGGGTGAGATAATTGAAGATTGGAGCGTTTCTGCAGATCTCTGCTGTCCGCTAAGCTTGGATCGTGATAGATTGGATTGTGAACTGGCTTTGTTGAAGTATCGCACAACCCAAGAAGTTCAAGACAATCTCATACTTATCTATCTCAATATGCCAAGTTTGGGTTATCCCATTGGCCAATTGGAGTTGGTTAAAGAGTGGCGCACTATTCTCTGTGAAGAGCTTGTGAAACGGAAACCCATTCATTGGCGTCATTTCTTGAAAAGCCGTATGGACAAAAACGCTGCTGAGAAAACATCAGTTGACGAGCCCAGCCCTTCAGCGTAAGTTATCAAGGGACACGGAAGGAATGATTATGACCAAAGGTGAGCTGCTAGGCAAGTGTTTGGTTTTTGCCACCAACGCACATGCTGGTCAGTTTGACAAGGGAGGTGCTCCATATTTGCTCCACGTCCTAAAGGTTATGCACTATTTGCGCACCGAGGACGAAGAGCTGCAATGCATTAGTTTGCTCCACGACGTGTGTGAAGATACTGATGCCACCTACGCTGATCTCAGAGATATTGGCTGCACCGAGCGTGTGATTGCGGGCGTGAGGGCACTGACCAAAGTGCCGGGTGAAACACTCGACGAATACAAGGCTCGAGTTTTCGCCAACCCCGATGCCATGCGTGTGAAAAAGTGCGACCTGCGTCACAACTCGGATATCCGGCGCTTGAAAGGTGTCACAGAGAAGGACATTCGGCGCATGGCTCGCTACCATGAGTTTTACCTGGAGATTTGCGAGCGACTCAAGCTAGCTGATTGACAATCCAATCAATACTGCTATAGTGCTGGGGAAAGGAACACGCTGATGATCACCATTGTGAAAAAGTCCACACAAAATCGTCGAGCACTCTTGGGCCAAACTGGTAAACAGTTTGTGAGAATGTCGGGCGATGCCGTGCGCTCCATTGTGGAGAAAAATACTTTTGATCCCACTTTGGCTTTTTGGGTTCATTGGTACAATCAAGCACCTGCCCTTGATTTCGATGCAACTGCGCTCACACCAAAGCAATGCCAAGATTTGATTGAGCTTGTGACGTTGCAGACCAAAAAAGATCTTGAAAATATTCTCAAGTATCTTGATGAGATCAGGCTAGATCAAGAATATTGGCGCACCGTGTCAGAAAAGCTGAGCCAAGGGCTTGAACCACCCAACGCCCCATATTTCTTTTGGGACCCGCCTGTCGGCATCCCAGACTTCTCCCGGTGGACGCAAGCTGATGCGCCAAATCAAGAGTGGCTGGAACATGTAGACAATCGCCTCAAGAGACTGAAGGTAGTTGAGCGCGACTACCGCAAGTCAGCCAGGCTCCACCAGGATCGCTTGAACGACACATACATTTGGGCAGATGTGCAGACCGAAACTGTGCGCACCACTGTCATCACTCCAGTTTGAGGGTCACATGAGCAAGGACAGTCTTGGCGACAGGATGAAGCTGCTGGAACAGCAGGAAACTGATCGACGCTTCCTGTTCAGCTTGCCCATCTATGCGCGTATTGACGGACGGGGCTTCAGCAAGTTCACCAAGGACATGGAGCGACCTTACGACACTGGCATGACCACTAGCATGATCGAAACCACTCGAACCTTGGTGGAGAAAACCCAAGCTACTCTCGGGTATGTTCAAAGTGACGAGATCAGCTTGGTGTGGGTGCCCACAGGCAATGGCCATGGTTGGTTTGATGGCAAGATAACCAAGATGACCAGTGTGCTGGCTGGCCTGGCCACAGCAGCATTCATTGAGAATGTTATTCAGTATTTTCCCAACTGGCAGCAGCTGGTGCTCCGCCTGCCGCACTTTGATGCAAGAGTCATCAGCATGCCCAGTTTGAGTGAGACGGCGAACATGTTACTTTGGCGCAATCTTGATTGTGCCAAAAATTCCGTGAGCATGGCTGCCCATCACTATCGCAGCCACAAAGAGCTGCAAGGCCTAGATCAAAAACAGCAACAGGAACTCATTTGGCAAAGTGGCGTCAACTGGAGCTCATATCCCGCAGCATTCAAGCGAGGAACTTGGGTACGTCGACGTGTAGTGCAACGCACGTTGAATGACTCTGAGCTGGGGTTGATTCCGGAAAACTACAGGCCAGATCCCGGCACACTGTTTGCCCGGAGCGAGGTGCAAAGCTATGATCTGCCTCCTCTCAATCGAGTCACAAACCGAGTGGCTGTGCTGTTTGAAGACGCACCGCCTGAATACAAAACAGATAACCCTTGACATACTCTCTGCCACTGCTATAATCCGCGCATACAAAGGAGACAGGTTGATGGGCAGCTGGAACGAAACTTGTGGGATCACACGCTTGCCCATCCATTCAGGCGATCCTGTGGTGCTGATCATGTTGAGCCAGGTCACTGACTCTGGTGGTGCTGATGGCGCTTGCTATGCCAGCCACTACTGGAAGCCCTATGCGCTCCCGCTACGTGCAGTCTACAACGACTACGGTGGTATTGAAGATGTGGGCACAGAGTGGAATCAACGCTGGATCCTGGGCAAAACTCGCGAAAGCATGGAGAGCATGCCAGAGGGAGAAAATCCCTACCACGAGCCCGCTGTGGATCCACTACAGCTTGACAGCATGGAAACCCTCATGGAGTGGATTCGATCTGATCGGGTGTGGGTGAGAGGTGCTCGCAATCCCCGGGGCGGTGGGCATCTCCTGGGCTGGACCATGTGCCACGCTTGGGCATGGGACCATCTAGCCCAGCAGAGTGAACACTGGAATGGCGATGTGACCACACTGGAGATGAACTACAAGCGGGGTCAGGAACGCTACCGCAGCCTCTTCAAGCTGGCACAGGATCACCCGGATGGTATGAACTTTGAGATGGCTTATTGGCGCTGGCGGGACACCCACTCCCTACGGGATCACTGGGCTGCCTTGCTAACTGGAGGCAGCAGCTTTGAAAGCTATGGTGGTGCCACAACTGGCATCCGCTCTTACGCTGATCTCATGCGGCTGTGGGCAGTGGCAGGACGTGACGTCGATCATCCCGAAGTTGACGACTTTCTCCGGGAGATGAGTGCCTTTCTGTTGGTATCAGACAACATGTGTGGACTGCGCATGACATGGCACCCGCAAACTGGCAAGGGCAGTCAGTGCGCCGAATACCCTCTCTACAAAAGTTTTTTTCTTCGCTGCCAGCAGCATGTGGACCTGATGCTGAACGGTGGCGACGATGATGACTGCGACACTGATGACACTCTATAACCTCAAAAACAAGGAAACCGTGCTGTGAACAACCTCAGCCTTCTCATCTACCTTGCTGGCGTAACAGGCAGTATTGGTAGCTTTCTGGTATTTGTTGCTGTTCTGTTTGGATTTGGAATAGCAGTCTGCGGTGTCGTTTGGGTCGTAAGTCTTGACGCTACCAATTTCCGCACTGTGGAATATGCCAATCACGTCAAAATCCACAGCTGGCGCTGGCTTTGGGCGTTTTTGGTGCTGATGATTTTTGTTGGTAGTGTGTCAGCACTGGTGCCCAGCCGACAGACAGTGCTGCTGATTGCTGGCAGTGAGATGGGCGAGCGAGTGCTCAATCACCCACGCTTCAACCAAGTTGTGGATCCTGGACTAGAGCTGGTGACAACCTGGATGCAAAAAGAAACGGCTGAGATCCGCCGGAGCATGGATCCTACCAAAAAGCAGTAATAGGCTAGCCCAGCTGGCCCAGGCTGGTGACAAATCCCGGGCGCCCGGGCTGGTTGTGCAGGATGAACTCGCTTTGTCCTGCACGATCGGTTATCCAGATGATGCTGTTAACAGGTATGTCAGCTTGCAGGACTTTCTCAAGCTTGCGGTCTCTCTTTTGCAACAGCTCAGTGATCCAAGTTTGGTCTTCTCGGAACTGCTCCTCTAAATCGTCCCCATCAGTTATCATGTCACCATCGCTGTCAAAGATGTGATAATAATAAGGGTCTAGGTCAGGGTCATTGGTGGGCTCATCAGTGCGCACATATTGTTTCCCTCTCCAAGTGACTTTGCCCTTTTGGTTATACTCTTGCACTGCTTGTTGAATAGCCTGATCAGTTATGGGCTTGACCTTCATGAGCCTGGGATCTACTCCTGCAAACCAAGCTGCAACGCGGGGGTCACTTGTCCAGCTGAGTGTGTGCCGGGGACCACCTTTGTCACCCACAGGGGTTTGAGCTCGATAGAGACGTATGGTGTCGCCAAACTTCCTCCGCAAGGCCGCTTGCACTGGCCTAAAACTCTGCTCCAGGCTGGCTCGGATCCGTTGGCCCCGCTCACTTGGCTGTGGGCTGTAGGCATCTTCCAGTTGAGCACTTTTCATGATTCCGCCCCACATGCCCTTGTTTTGGGCATCCGGTGGCACTCCTACAAATCCCTCTAGGGCATCAGCAGCCTCTCCGGTCAAACTGTCATCAGCTTGGTCCACTAGATTTTTGATGCCCAACTGCTCAACGCTGATGTTGGAGAAGCTTTCCCGTAGGATCCGGGGATTGAGATCTGTTATACGCATGGGATATTTACGCAAAAAATGGTTGACAGGCCAGCCTCCTTGTGCTACATTCCTTACTGTAAACAAGGAGGCTGCTGTGAGCGATGAACCCCAACTGGATGGCATGATCCCACTTTCTGCCCTAGCAGATTTCCTCCGTGATCATCTCACCGTTGAGGTGGAGGTGTATGAGGAGAACTACAGCCAAGGCTACGTTACCACTGAGGTCACCATTAAGTTGGGTGACATTGTGATCACCAGGGGCTCGGACAACCACAACTACACGCGCTAACAGGCGATTTTTTCAGAACAAATGGTTGACAGGGTGGTCAACCCATGCTAGTATGCCTACATAAGCTAAAGGACGTAGAGAGATGCAAGTTTCCGAGCTGATTGAACGGCTGCAAACCTTGAAGGAGCAGCACGGCGATGTTCCTGTGATGGTAGGCAATGACGATGGCGACGTATGGGATTGCATTATTGCTACCCATTATGTAACAGAGCAAGATGAGTTTCCCAGCAACTGGAACATGCCAGAAGGCTTTGAGTTTATCAAGCTCAGCAACTGAAGGATCAAGATCATGGACATCACTGCATTTGGCAAGACCCAACCGCTGGAACAGCATCTTTGGGAGATTGCCAACACCCGGCGAGATGAGTTTCCCAAGGATGTGATCAACCTCATGCTGGCAGCCTACTCTGTCATCGAAAGCCAAAAGATTTTCATCCAGCAAGGTGACGAGCGTGAGGCTCGGATAAACACCCAGCTCAATGCCAAGCTGGACCAACTGCTGAGTTGTGTGGATCAGCCTCGTTGGTTGGTGCAGGGCACGGTGAGCGTGAGCCACTACATGCAAGATGGGCGCGAGCAGAGAGTTGAGACCCTGGTGGTGCTGGCTGACACTGAGCAGGAAGCCTGTGACAAGTTTGTGGCTCATTGGGAGAGCAAGACCTCAGAATATGCCGTCTACTACACTGCCTGGGCTGACAAGGCCCATCAAACTGGTTGACACTGACTAGAGTTATGCTACAGTGCCAGAGACAGAGTAAGGACCTTTGCCCATGACAGTAATCCGAGAAACATGCGAACTTTGTGAGCATAACAGGCTCTGCTATTGCAGATCATGTGATTTGAGTGGCGAGCCCAACCCAGAAGCTTTCACCAGAAATGAACTGGTAGAGGCACTAATCTCCTACTACAGGGCCCCAAGGACCGCTGAGTAATGAAACTTCTTCGATTCCGCGAGAAGCATGGCGATCGAGTTTTCCTTTTCAAAACCAAAGAGGAACTTCAGCTGATCCTAGCGCAGGTTGCACAGGAAAGGCTGGACGAAGGCTATTGGTATGACACTGAGAATGGCAGTGATCAGGTTGACAGGCTGTGGCCCATGCGGCATCTCAGTGATGCGGACAAGATCGCACTTCTGCTCAAGAGGCTGCACGACCCTTCTGCCCGGCCCAACACCAACCCTACCAGCTATTATCTGCACCAGGTTGCGCAATGGATGCGAGCTCGCCGGGACTATGAGTATGAGGGCTGGGATGAACTGCCTGTCGAACAGTGTCAACTCACCCACTACGAGGGCAGCGTGCGTCGCACCAGCTCTGCAACATAGAGGTTGATATCATGAAAACACTGGCTAGGTTTGGTGTTTGAATGGAGTGTGGACAAGAACAATGTGCTGTGGATCAGCCCAAACCAAACTCGCAAGCAAGCTTTTTTTTGATCAACATCAAGCGGAGATCCAGCGCCTCACTCGGGAGGCTATCCAATCCATCTCTGCCAAAATCATTGCGGTGAACAACAACCCATAAGAGTCGTTGACAATCGTCTGTGGTGTGCTACACTAGGCACAGGAAACAAATGGGAGACATGCTGTGAAGAAACGTGTTGTTGTCACTTTGGAACTGATTTACGACCATCCCGAGACTGTGACAGTGCGTGGCAAACAGGTGGCCTATCCCTTTGATGTAGGCTATGTGTTGAGCGAGATCAAGGGCACGCTAGAATGCAGCGACTATGGTGTTTGGGGCCTGCAGAAGGTGAACGGCGGCTGTGTGAGTCACCTGCAACTTGTGCTAGCTGACGACATTGTTGACGAGTAATTCACTCATCACACAAGGAACCCTCTGATGCGACTGATTCGATTCCGCGAGAAGCATGACGACCGTGTGTTTGTTTACTCCACAGGATTGGAGAAGCAGCTGATCCTTGCCCAAGTGGCACAGGAACGCTTGCAGGACGGCACTTGGTATGATGATGAGAATGGCAGCGATCAAGTTGATCTCCTCAAGCCCAAGACTCATCTCAGCGACGCGGAACGGATTGGCCAACTGCTGGAGAAGCTCTTTGATCCCAGCAACCGTAGCGATGCTAGCAAGGCATACAAGCTAGGTGAGCTCACTTATTATCTCGGCCTGGTCGAGCGTTGGATGGGTGGCCGCAGGCACTATGAATACGAGGATTGGGACGAGCGACCGGTTGACGCCCTAGAGCTCAAATGCCACCAAGGCAGTGTGCGCCGTAATACCAACCGGGAAGATTAGGAAAACACCATGCGAACTCTAGCCCGCTTTGCCATCCGCCCTGCTGACAACCAGTATTCAAAGGGTGACCTTATCCTGGGCGCCATGTGTGAGGAACACGCCACCAACCTTCTCAAGCCCAACCATGTGTATGAGATCCGCGAGATTGATGGTGTGCTCACTATAGCGGACATGGGCGAGAGTGCCATGGGCATGTATCCTGTTGAAGCCCGGGTAGACAGTCCTCTGAGGGGGCAGGTATCGCGTGTGGGTTGGTTCAACGAGATAGGCCATTTGTTGAGCGTGGGCGATGGCCAGCACTTGGTGACCCGAGAGGAGATAGGCAGGTAGGCTGCGGGGAAAAACTGGTTGACAGCGCCCTGCATCGTGCTATAATGCGCACACAAGCAAGGAGCCGACCTTATGAGCCGCGGAAAATATAGCCCTGCAACTCCTCGCAAGAACAGTGACGCACGCATGAAGCTCGACGCGGTCGAACAGTTCGATCGCAACGCCTATGGTGAGGTTCCCTCTCCCTACCAGGCAGGGGTTGACCAATATGATGAGAAGATCCATTTCGTCAACTATGACGAGTGGGGCTACGACAGCTATGGCTACTCGGCCTGGCTTGAGGATGGCACGTTTGTTGGCCTTGGGCAAGGTGTAGACAGGCTGGGCTACACTGAGGATGACTACATCACCATGAGAGATGATGAGTGGGAGGATGTGTGCTGGAGCATTGATCCTGCGGTGTTCAAGCTTCCTTGCCCTGGTATCACACTCCGCCAAACTCCCCGGGCCATTCTCAGCCAGCTTGAAGGAGAGATTCAGCATATTTTGAACCGTGCTGAGGATGAGATCAAAAAGGCAAAAGAAATAGGGTATCACACCGAACTGTTTCACCAGCAAGGTCGACAGAGTGCTGCCAACGAGCTGCTTAAGGTTGTGGTTCGCCTACAGAAAGAACAAAACGGTTGACAGCCCCTTGAGCTGTGCTATAATGGGCATATAGAGACAGGAGCACGGGACATGAGCAAGAAACTGGAAGTAGGCGACGTGTTTGAGGCCTGCAAGAACATGAGTGTTTATGCCAAAATCCCCAGCCACTTTGCCTATGTCAACCGGCCCAACGATCCCACTCCTGCAAAAACTGAGGTGCGAGTGGGATGCCTCATGTGGCGAGACGATCATGCACTGGATCTCGGCTACCTCAAGGGTCGCTATGTGGTGGAGCATGCTCGGAGTGAGGGCGGCGGCACTGGTCACGGACCCCATGACATTTACCCCGACGGTTGGCACATCCGGGCTCGCAAGCTGAACGTAGATGGCAGCTACAATGCCACTGGTGTAGAGATCGAGTTCTACCAGAGCGGTGCGTTCACTGTGGTGAACAAGGATGTGCCCGTGGTAGGCAAGCTGCACCGGATTTTTGTGGCTGAATAGACAAAAAAGCGGTTGACAGCAGGCCAAACCCTGCTATAATGGGCACACAGAGAGAGGAAGCAACACCAATGTTCAAGTTCGAGCTGGACCAGACTGTCTACTATCTCATGGACAACCGGGTGTGCAGTGCTCCGGTGTTGTGCCGCATGCTGGTGGAGAATCAGCATCCCAAGTGGAATGCCACCGACAAGCAGGCGGAGTTTTTCCAGCGTTTTGGTCCCTGCCGTGTGGTGTATGCCACCTGCCATGGAGAGCATGAAGAAGCCATGCTGTTTGAGAGCCGCGAGGCACTGGCTGCTGCCATCATTGCGGAACAGATCTAATGACTGCTGAAGGAAAAGTGCTGTATCAGCGGAATACAATGGGCTATTGGATCTTGCGACATCCATCAGGGTTGTATCCTGTTGATACAACACAGGGTTTTTGGAGTAATCATAGGGTGGCAGCCATGAGATTCCACACAAAAGAGGAAGCTGATGCCTGTGCTGCCTATCTCTCCACGAGTGTTATAAGCGGGATCAAATGTAACATGCTCTTGGTGGAGATGTTGTTTCAGATGTAAACAACGCTTTTGGTATCAATATCTAACCCACGGGGTAATTATGAACGGCGCCGGACATGCAGACTACTGTAACATACGAATCAGTCGAGAAGGGCTAGCACGCGGCAAGCTCGAGCTAGTGCATCGATATGTAATCTACTTTGCACGACAGTATGTGACTGATTATCTTACAGGAACTGTAAGCGGAGCACATCTCAAGATTGGCCAAAGCACTTTGTTCAATTCGCTGCAACGTGGCCGAAACCAAGCGGGTGGTGATTTTAGAATTCTAGCTGAGCTGTGTTTTCAATCAGCTGATGCTGCCAAACAGGCAGAAAAATATGCTCATTATCTTTTCATGAACGATCAGGTACGCGGTCCGCAAAATCAGCAAGAATTGTTCAACATCCCTGATCAAGATGTTGAAACCCGTGCAAAGGCGCTGATTGCCTATTGCACCACCAACAATGATCATCCGTTGCCTTTTGTTGAGGCCCTGTTGTTTACAGGCGGACAAGAAACCGTGGATATTATCTGAGGCAGACATGAGCAAAAATCCCACTTCCAACCAAATCATCTCTTGGGTCAAAGCCGAAGCGCAAGCTCGCCTAGACAATGCTGGTTATTCTGGACGTTATGATGATGGTGGATACGGCGCTCTGCTGCGTGAGGTAGAGGCTTATCAAGCCGGCCAGGCCGGCACAGTGCCAGGCTCTTGGGAACCCATCATTGAGAAACATGTTCGGCAGCAGGATGCTGAGTATCAAGAGTATCTCAGGCTAGCCAACAAGTTTGGTCCACCAAAAAATTAAGGCTAGACATAAAACAGCATCCTGCTATAATGCCCACATAGAGAAAAGGAACCCAGCCGTGAGTGACGAAATTGATCGCTTGCTGAAGTTTGACCCACTGGACACAGCTGAGCGCATGCTGGGCCGCAACAATCCCGATAGTGTCAACCTTGGTATGGCGCTGCACGTCAGCCACAACCAGCGCAAGCAAAGGGCTCTAGAGGAGTTGGGCGACACCACCTTCAGCAACCGGCTGGTTCGCTACCAGGAGATCATCACCCTCATGGGTTTTGAGTTGGCGCTGGAGCTGCCCTTTGTGGTACGGGGATACGACAGCACTGATCCCGATCGTGAAGAACGCTATTTCATCTACGCTCACCGGGACGGGCTGCTGCTGTGTTTCGACACCTTCTGCGGTGACCATGTGAACGGTGCAAAAGTCTACTACAACTGGATTCCTCACAGCGGCACAGACCGTTGGTGCTACACCAGCAGCGGGCATTTTGAGGGCTATGTAGACCAGGAAAATCCCGGTGTGTGGTGTGGCGACCATGATGCTCGCGAGGCACTGCGCCACAAGATCCAAGGCCTGCAGAGTGCTGGCGATCTCCTGCCCCAGTGGAGGCATCGTCCTTGGCTTTGGTTGCTGCACTACCAGGACACCAAGGACACCAACTACGATCATGCAGCCATCACCCAGAGCCGTATCAAGATGTGCCCCGAGTGGGTGCAAAACATGATTGGCGCAGTATGAAGCAGCACACGTTGATCTACTGAAAAAGTCCTAGACACAACTCAGCAACCTTGCTATAGTCACACAACAGTTGAAAGAAACACACCCTATGACAGCTGATTTCCCCAGCTTCAGCACTGCTGTAGCCAATCGAGTCAAGAGCCTCAGCCAGCATGAGCTGTATGTGGTAGAGGGTATTGACCTCTTCACCAGCTACCTGCTGAGTTTTCCCGAGGGCACTGACCCCATGTTCCGGGTTCGCACCACGCATGACTGCTCTTGCTGCAAGAACTTTGTGCGCAACATGGGCGGTGTGGTGGCTATCGTCAACGGCCGCAAGGAAAGCGTGTGGAGCGTTCCCAACCTCCCCGAGCCCTATGCCACTGTGGCTGCGGCCATGGATGCACTAGTGCAACAGCTTCCCATCAAAAGCGTGTTCCGCACCAAGGAAACTCGCTTTGGTGCCTCACACACCTATGACAGTGACAACCGACGCTGGGACCACTTCCATGCTGAGGTGGCAACTCGTCACCGCTGTGCTCGTCCCGACGAAGAGCGAGGCAGCATCAACACCACTGCTCAAGTGCTGCGTCGCGGCCTAGACACCTTGGGTGACGACACCTTCCAGACAGTGCTGGACCTCATCGACAGCAACGCCCTCTACCGTGGTAGTGAGCACCGTCGAGCTGTGCAGGAGTTTCAAAGCCTCCAGCGTGCCTACCGTGCCTCAGGTGACGGCAGCCTGCATGTGTGGAGCAACGTCGGCAACCCTGTGGCACGCTTTCGCAACACGGTGATTGGCACGCTGATCCAGGACCTCAGTGATGGTGTGGACCTCGAGCGTGCCGTGCGCGGTTTTGAGCAGAAGGTGGCCCCCACCAACTACAAGCGCACCACTGCACTCATCACGCCTGCCATGGTCACCAAGGCAGTGGAGAAGTTGCGTGAGCTGGATCTGGAGCGGAGCATCGAGCGGCGGTTTGCCCGACTGGAAGATGTGAGTGTCAACGACGTGCTGTTTGTGGACAACAGTGTGCAGGCACAGATGCGAGATGGTCTCACCAGCCTGCTCATGGAGGCAGTCGGCTCAGCGCCGCCCAAGAACGTGAGTGGTGTCACTGGCATCCCGGTGGCTGAGTTTGTGAGCGATGTGCTGCCCAAGGCGCGCCGAGTTGAGGTGCTGCTGAAGAATCAGCACCTGGGCAACTTTGTGAGCGTGACTGCACCTGTGCATGTGCATGTGGATGCTGGTCGGCTGTTCCGCTGGAACAACGATTTTGCGTGGAGCTATGATGGCGAGGTCGCAGACAGCATCAAGGCTCGTGTCAAGCGGGCAGGTGGCAACACCAATGCAGCACTCCGAGTGAGTTTGGCCTGGAGCAACTATGACGACCTTGACATCCATGCTCACTGCCCTGACGGTCACATCTACTACGGCAACCCTGGGCGCATCCTGGACGTGGACATGAATGCAGGCCGAGGCACCACTCGAGAGCCTGTGGAGAACCTCAGCTGGACTCGTCCGCTTGATGGTGTCTACCGCATTCAGGTCAACCAGTTCAGTCAGCGTGAGACTGACAACGTGGGCTTCACACTGGAGATTGAGTGCGAGGGCAAGGTCTCTCAGCTGAGCTATCCACTAGGTGTCAAAGGCACGGTGGACTGCATCACCTTCCAGATGGTGCGTGGCGAACTCACTGATCTCAAGATTGTCAACAAGTCAATCCGAGGCGGTGACGTGTCAACCCAGAAGTGGGGTGTGGCTACGGAAAACTTTGTGCCGGTCAGCACGCTGATGTGCAGTCCCAACCACTGGGAAAACGCAGGCGGTGTGGGCAACCAGCATTGGTTCTTCATCCTGGAAGGCTGCAAGAATCCCGAGGCCACTCGAGGCATCTACAACGAGTTCCTGCGAGGCGACCTCGAGCCTCATCGCAAGGTGTTTGAGGTGCTAGGCAACAAGACCAAGTGTGCACCCTCAGATCAGCAACTCAGTGGCGTGGGCTTCTCACGTGGACGCAACGACGAGGTCACTGTGCGAGTCTCAACCAACAACTCAACTCGTGCCTACAACATCATTTTTTGAAAGGACACCCAACATGAACGATCTTTTTGTTACCGCTTCTCGACAGGCTTGGCGCTTTCCCAGCACTCGTGGCGAGCTCACCACCGAGCAACTGTGGAGCATGCCACTCCTAGCCAAGAATGGCTTTGACCTCAACTCCGTGGCTCGGGGCCTCAACCAAGAGGTCAAGGACCTAGGCGAGGAAAGCTTTGTGGAAACACGGAGCAACCCTGCTCGCTCCACTGCTGAAGGCAAGCTGGAACTGGTCAAATCCATCATCGCTGTGCGACAGGAAGAGAACCGGCTGGCCGAGCAGCGTGCCCAGCGTGCTGTGGAGCGTGCTCGCATCCTGGATGCACTGGCAGCTCGCGAATCCGAAGAGCTCACCAAGGCCAGCAAGGATGAGCTGCTGGCCCGCCTGGCCCAGCTGGACGGCTGATTGCTCAAGTGAGGGGTGTGACCGTGCCCCTCACTTTTTCTCTTGACTCAGTCTATGTCTGTGCTACTATGCCTATTGACACGCAAGAGGTGAGAACGTGAGCCTGATCAACAAGCGTATTGCAGACAGCATCCGACGCTACCCCACTCTTTATCGCTGCCGTACTGATGTGCTGGAACAGTGGTTTTGTGTGATTGGCAATGGCATGGAATGGCAGGATGGACAGCTAGTGAGCATATTTGACGAGCCACCTTTGCGCACTGTGGAACAGCTGGTAGCAGAAAACACCAAGTGGATGAGAGAGCGGCTGGAGGAAGATGCCAACGAGATGGATGCCTCTACTTTGGCTCGATATCGTGTGATGATCCAGCAGGAGAGCATGCGGATTAGGGCCACCGTCGAAAATGCCAATGATCTGGCACTAGTGGAGTGGAGCCACAACACACCGACCAGGCTCAGAGACAGCTTCTCAGCCAAAAGCATTTATCCTCTCTGTGCCTACAGCCGGATGAGCCAGGTGCCAGATGATGTTGACCCCGAATGGCTTGCAGCAGTGCGTGAGATGATTTTTGTAGTGTTTCGCAGTGAGCCTGACCAGTATGGATTTGACCCTGAAACCAATGCGAAACAGCACGAGGCCAACATCCAGTTTGCGAGCCAAACTTCGGCTCACTTGGCTCAACGTTTTGGTGATGGTGGTCGGCCAGCCAGCTATGAATCTTGGTGCTCACGCCAACGGGCATTCAACATCAAGGTCAAGGCAATGATTCAAGACATTTTGACAGGAGTGTAAACCGTGCAAGTCAACAGTGATCAATGGTATGTGAAGTGGTTCCTATGGAACTGCAATATTCTGGACCGGTGGCTCAATCCAGGATACGCTAGTCGACGAGTAGAGAGGGCTATGAATAAGGGCACCGACCTCTGCACCTTCTTCCGCACAATCCTGCTGGGCACCCTGGTGGCCCTGCTGAACTTGGCTGTGTGGGCGTGGGTGGCGTTTGTGATGCTGGTGATGCCCTTCCTGCTGTTCAATGTCACAACGGTGGCCATGACTGTGGGACTTTTTGTTGGTGTGTTTGCTGCCGCTATGTTGGTGGCAACGGCTGTTGTGGGAGCACCTGAGGCCATCCGGTGGGTGGCAAGAAAGACCAGCAGCGCAGTCAAGAAAGCTCCTCAGCGTGCGCCCACATTCCTACAGGTGTTTGGGCGCTATCTCATTGGCGTCAAACAGCGTTTTTGCCCCACCATCACCATTAAGGACAACAACAATGATTAACATCATCCGCAACGGCAGCTTTTTGATCCCCCCAATGGGAGCAGTGGTGGCTGTGGCTGTCACCAGCCTGGCGCTGTTTTTCATGGTCCTAGGCAGCAAAGAAACTCGAGTGCGAACCTCTGACGCACGGTGTGAGGTGGGCGAAGTTGTCAGCGGCAGCGAGACCATCCGCGTCAAGCTGCTGTGTGATGAGGCGGGTGAGAAGACAGCCACCAGCACCGGCCAGGCCGAAACTGTGCTGGCCATCCTCAAAACCAACCCCGCCACTGTGGTGTGCAATGTCATGCATACTGGCTGGGCACGGGACTGCCGCGTGCCCTAAAGGATAGAGTAGATGGTAAGGATCATTGGCAAGGACGAGCGGGAGATGCGGCGTGTGACCTGTCGGTTCTGCGCCAGCATTTTGGAGTACACCCAGAGCGAGACCACCACACGGTGGGTAGGAGACTACAGCGGTGACCGTGAGCAGATTAGAGAGCTGGCTTGCCCGGGATGCGGCAACAAAATTCCGGTGAAATTTTATTGAAAATTCCAGTTGACACCTCTGTGATTTGTGCTATTATCCAGGCGTAGAGCAAAGGCTAGGTGATGCCAAACGAGTGCCCAGACTGTGACAGCATGTGGTGCAGACAGCGTGGCTGCCAAGGCAGCATTCCACAACTTCCCCCATATGAGGAGATCCGTCCCATGACCAAGCGTTTTACCATCGAGCGTGTGATCAAGGTCTATGATGAGGACACCGGTAACCACTTTTATGTGGGTCCCGATGCTGACGGACTTGATGGTATGGAGATTCGAGATGTCAATAGCGAGGGCAAGATTGACGCTCGCTTCTTCATAGGGCGCGAGCAAGCTGTGCTGGTGGCACAGGCCATCCTCGAGCTATATGGGGACAAGCAGTGAGCCGGGCTGCACTCAAGCCCAAGCTTGATGATCAGGATCTTGCAGAGATCCGCAAGGATCACGATTGGTGGATGGCAGCCGCTCCTCCCAACTGCGTGTTGATTGGGTGGACCGATCGAGAAAGCGCAGTGTTTCAACAGGGTCCTGGTCCGTTTCCCAAAACCATCACCATTCCTGGTGTGGCAGCCGAATACATCCACACTCTTCTCAAAGGCAAGGAACTCACACCATGAGCAAGCCCAATGCTAGAGACCGGCGCACTGTTGAACGTCGTCGTGATCTTGACCAATACAGCGGACCTTACCGTCTAGAGGACCTACCTGAGCTGCAACATGGTGCTGTATTGGTTCTTGACAGCTGGTATGATGAAACCTCAGTGTATCTTGCCTGGGAAGAGCTAGAGAGTGAGGAAGAGTGGAGGGCTCGAGTCAAAAAGCTCGATGCGGCTGCTGCTCGTCGCGCCCAGAATCCCACACCACGCAAAAGCAAGGAGCAGAGGCTGCTGGAGCAGGCTCGCCAAAAGCTCACGCCAGAAGAGTTGGCTGCCTTGGTTCGAGATGCCAGGAATAGCTTGACAATGTCCTAAAGCCTGCTATAGTGGTCACACAAACGAGGAAAGCTCATGAATCACCAGCAGGACAGAGATCTACAAGTTTGGCTTGTCACGCTCGATGGAACTCAACAGGCCCATAATGTGGTTGTTGAGCTCAAGAAACTAGGATTCTTGCAGTTGACGGTAATGGATGCAATTGGCGTGATCACCGGCAGGGCAGATCAGTCTATTGCCGAGGCAGCTCGCATCCTCCCGGGTGTTTTGGATGTGGAACCAGAAACTCCAGTGTCAGTTTGATATCTCAAGGAGTACCGGATAGTGCAGGACGTATTTGGTCAGGATTTGAACGTTGGCGATAAGGTGGCTCTGACCCCGCACGGATACAAGAGCCTGGTTGTTGGCACGATTGTAGGATTCACAGCACAGCAGGTGCGAGTCAGCTATGAGCGACGACGCCGGTATGGCGATACGGAGGAGACCACAATCCTTCGACCTCCCGGTGATTTGGTCAAAGCCCCAGAACATTTTACCTCTTGACATTCAGCTCGAGTCTGCTATAATCCCCACATCAAGCGAGGACAGCACCATGTCAATCAACACCAGTGAGCTTTGGGTTGTGGTCTATATCCACAATAATCCCTACAGCTTTGACACTGGCATGCCGGACACGGTCTACCTCAAGCGGGAGGAGGCTGAAGCTGCCTGCCGTGAGCTCAACAGCATGCCCAAAACTTTCAGTTGGGAACGCGAAAATCCCTATTCTGCTGAAAGCCTGTATGATCGCATGCTGACTATTCGGGACGAGAGTCGGCGAGAAGGTGAGCGAGACGAGCGTCGCAACGCTGACGGCTACTAGGGGGAAAAGTGACCATCAACCGCAAGGCGTTTCAAACACCACAGAAAACTTGGCATGCAGTCAAGTGGACTCGCAAGGGGCGAGGATCCTACACTGATTTCGAAGCGGCCAAAAGGTGGTGCAACGCTCATGCTGGAGTCTACAGAGGTGACTGGTGTTACCATTATGGCCCTTGGGAATTCAAGTTTCGCGACCCCGCTATAGCCTTGATGTTTCAACTTACATGGTGCTAGTATGAAATGGGAATGGACTCTGTCCGTAGTTGCTGAGCGTGATGCCTCAGGCAAGCGTCGTCGACTTGAGGAGCATGAGACAGCCGTGGAGGTGCAAGATGGTGGACAGGCACAGCTTGTGGAGTTTGCAAACACCAGTGAGACCGGGCTGTTTGTGCGCTTGCAGAGCTGGGATGATCAGCGCGAGCATACCGAAATGGCTCAGTTGCTGAACAAGCGAGTGCGAGTCACTGTGGAGGTGCTGGACGATGAATGAAGTTTCAAAGATGATTTGTGTGGGCATGATCCTGGCTTCAAAAAAGCGCAAGCCTGACAGCTTGTTTGTGGTCACGCATCTCTATCAGCGAGAGTACGCCAATGGTAATCTCGCTGATAGAGCAACAGGATTGATAATTAGCAAAAAGCGTGACCCTGAACCTTGGCTCGAAACTCGGGCTCACGGTGCTCCCCCTCCGGGGATTGATGGGAGTGAGCTCCGCGACCTAGATGTTAGAAGTCTCGAGCAGATGTTTCCCCATGTGTGGTTTGATCCAGTTGTGCCAGAGCATGAGGAAGACAAGTGAATTTTTCTGGTTGACAATCTTCTCTAGGCTGCTACAATGGCGGGGCAAGCAAGGAGCTAGAGCGATGGACGACCTCAGCAAACTGATTGGGCGCACTGTAGCCAAAGCCGAAATGTTTGGAGACGGTTATTTCCGGCTCACGTTTGAGGACGGAAGCGAGCTGGATGTGATGGCGCACGGCACTGAGCCGCAGTGGTTGAGTGTTGACTTCACCGATTGACAGAGCAGTAGCCTTCAGCTAGTATGCGCTACCAAAAGAGGAGTTGTGCTATGCAGTTTGTTGTTATTGATCTCAAGACTCGCTGCCTGGTGAAGCATCCGCGCACTCGGAAGGAAACCTACAGCACTGAGCGTGCTGCCAAAGCGGCGAAGACCCGCTTGACCAAAATTGATATGGACGCCTATCTCGCAGGCAAAAAGTATCCTCGCTCCGACTATGAGGTTATGGACGAGGCAACATACAAGGCACAGGTGCCCATGCGGGAGGTCACTAATCTTATGACGGGAGCCACCGTGCTCGAGCGTGCTGACACACCGTGGCACTGTTCAGTCGGTAGTGAGAGTTACTGGAGCAGCTGACGTGAGTAAACTGGTGACAGATGGTCATGTGGCTGTGCTCTACAGCCCAGGTTTTGGATCATGTTGGTATGACCCCAGCTTTCCCTCCTGCCTAACTGATCCCGCAGTAGTAGATTGGGTGATGGCGGGAAAACCCAAAAGCCAATTGAGAGAAATTATAACCTATCTCGCTCTAGCTTACGGTGAGGAATTCGGGATTGGCGGGTTGGATCAGCTCGCAGTCTCATGGATCCCTGAGGGCACACGGTTTGTGGTGCATGACTATGATGGCAGCGAATATATCTTGCGAGAAGATAAAATGCCGTGGAGTGTGGCATAATCCAGAAAAAACTGGTTGACTGAAACCAAAACTTTGCTAATATGTGAGCACGCAAGCAGCAGGGGCTGGTTGCACAACAGGAAAGAAGGTTACAATGGGTATCAGCACTGAACTGGCTCGGAAGATCCTCTCGGACGAGATCGACATCTATGATGCGGTGGCATATGGTGAAGGCTGCACCAACGAGGAGCATAACTACCTGCAGAACATGTATGACGAGATTGCTGCTGAGCACTTCCTGCATCGGGACGATGCCTCTGAAGAGATCATGGAACGCATCTACGATTGCATTTATGACGACTTTGGCGAGGAGGCTGTGGCGTAACAGCCACACCCACCACAGCAACAAGCAGAACTGAGGTACCAAAAATGAACACGCAAACTTCTGTTTCCGAATGCCTCCAGGAAGCTGACGAGGTGATCCAGAGCCTGAAGGAAGCAGGCTATGACTACAGCCACAAGCGTGCCGAGATTGCTCTGCTGTTTGATACTCAGCTCTACAACGGCAACTGGGACTGCACCACGGACTTTGACGATGGTACCCCGGACCTCCGATTGATCCAGGAGGACGAGTATGACCAGCACATGGATGATGAGGACAAGCCTGACTCAGTCACCTATGCTGCCGGGCACTATGTGATGCTGGCCTAGGAACACAAAAATGATAGCCACCATCACACTTTGGACCATGCTGCTGTGGGCCGAATCTCGAGCATCCAGCAGTTCCTTGGAATCTACCCAGATAAATGGGTTTGCGACCCAAGAGGCGTGTTTGACCGCCCTGGCACAAATCACCGGGATCAACAAGCGTCTCCAAAATGAGAGAGGGAGTGCAAGGTCAGGCGAGACTGGTGTGGACTTCAAGCTGACGATGTGCATTCCTGTCGAAACTCCCAAGAGTTGATGGAGACAGCAAATGTGGGACGAAGAGCTTAGGAAGTTTGTGGGTCGCACTGTGGAGAGCATCACTCGCTATGGTGATGAGTATCTCGAGATTCGCTTTGATGATGGCACCTGTCTCACTGTGGGCTCTCGGGGCAGTGAGGAAAGTTGGCTGGATGTAGATTCTTTGGGTTGACCCCTGCTCAAACCCTGCTATAGTGTGGTTGCAAGAGAGGAGACCGCAGACATGATGAGGGCTGTGAAAGCGTTGATGGGCTGGCGTAAGGTGGTTAATGACAGCCTTACAGATGTGTCGTTTGGGTCAAACGGTGGAGGCGAGTGGATGGCACAGGAACTGCTCTCCATGTCAGACGCTGACCGTATCGCCCTTGCTGCCGAACTGCTGGCAGGGACGGGATACGAGACCCGGCGTACGGAGCGTGCAGGCTCTGATGTGGCGGATTTTTTGCTGTGCGGCGCTTCAATGAAGAGGGAGTAGTAGAGATGAACCTCAGCAAGCTCAAAGTGATCCAGACCACATATGCGCTAGAGCGTGAGGACTACGTGTATCGCATTACAGTGGACGAGGATGGTTGGGTCATCATCAAGAGGACTGACTCCCAGCATCCCATGTGGACGCATGGGGCTCTCACCCAGGCTTATGACGCGGTCTGTGAAAAGTTTGTGGTGATGATCCGTGTGGAAAACATGCGTCTCCGTCCCGATGAGGCTGAAAAAGTGCTTGCAGGGCTTTGAAGCTGGTGCTATATTGAGTTTGCACAACAGGGACACGGTGATATGGCCTACATGAACCAAACTCGCAAGAATGAGATCACTCCTGCTGTGAAGCGTGTGCTGAGCAAGTATAAGATCAAGGGCACGCTGAGTGTGCGCAATCACAGCACCTTGGTGCTGAGCATCAAATCCGGCAGCATTGATTTCTGCCAGAATTGGTATGACAAGTGGACTGCCGAACATGCGCGCCGCCCCACTGCACATCAGCCCACAGAGGTTCCGGACCACATTGATGTGAATGTGCATCACATTGGGAGCCACTTTTCCGGACGTGCAGAAAAGTGCCTCCAGGAGTTGCTGAACGCTATGAACGAAGGCAACTGGAACCGGAGCGATGTCCAGACCGATTATTTTGACCGTGGATGGCACGTTTCAATGGGCATTGGTCGTTGGAACAAGCCCTACGTTTTTGAGAAGGTTAGCAAAGGTGTTTGAAAAGCGTCTATGGCTGGTCAAACTCAGCTTTAGAGATGATCGTCAGAGAGAGTTGGGCACTAGTGAGTTCTCAGTGATGGCTCGAACTCATTGGGGTGCTCAGAGAGAAGTACGTCGTCAGGTAGAGATCATGCGACACAGCTATGGCCAGATGTATCCAGGCCAATCAGTGTCGATCTACAGCACTGTGAGCCTAGGAGTTGGTGAGTTCATCTGCGTAGCCTAGTTTGGAAAACATGCGCCTTAACCCTGCATTGCGATAGCGAGGAAACATACATGACTCGAAACGAGTTTGACGGTTACATTCGGCTGGTGTTCAGCAGCGCAAGCAATTGGCGCGGCGAAGACCACATTTGGTGGCCACATGGAACCGATCTCTACTACGAGGTCACATGGATCACAGGTGGGATGACAGGGGGCAACTGTTGGGGGGACAGTGCTGAGCACAGTGTGAGCAGTGAGCCTGAGCCCTCTCTTGAACTGCTGGATCAATTCTTGGATGAGGTGTGCCCAGATCTCACTGCTCGGCAGTATCGCCGGCTACTTGCAGAGGTTCCTTATCGAGACAGCTACACTGACTACGAGTATTATGGCAACCACACCACACGTGGCAAGAAGGTTGTATCCTTCAAGGACCTCTACAAGTGGTTGTGCCAGGAAGTTTGGAAGTGCTGATTACCTGTATCGCTGGCCTGCCCGGCAGTGGCAAAACCCATCTCATGGACAAGATTAGCGACCAATACCCACCGCTCAGAGCATGGGCGGTAGATGACATAACCGAGCTGGGGCAGTTGCCAGGAGTGCATGCTGTATTCCATCTTGACCATCTCATTATCGCCGATCCTCACTTCTGTAGAGAGAGCACCAGGGTACGTGCAGAGACTTTGCTGACGGGTTGGTATAACCGGCCCATAGAATGGATCTTTTTTGAGAACAATCCCCAACGATGCCGCGAGAACGTGCACTGTAGGAACGATCAACGGAGGGTGTTGGGGATGATCCACATCCTAAGTCAACTCTATACCATTCCAGCAGGGGCTGATGTGCGGCCAGTATATTGTCGCATAGACTCATAATTTTTAGGTCTTGATCAAGACTCCTGCTATACTCAAGGCAGGAGAAACATGAATGAAGAAAATACTTGTAACTGGTGGGGCTGGGTTTTTGGGCAGCCACTTGTGTGAAAGACTTGTGGCCCGAGGACACCATGTGCTGTGTGTGGACAACTATTTTACTGGATCAAAATCCAACATACAGCATTTGTTAAGCAGTTCCAATTTTGAGGTCATACGTCATGACGTCTGTGTGCCCTTATATGTGGAGGTAGATGAAATCTATAATCTTGCCTGTCCTGCAAGTCCCAAAAGTTATCAAAAAGATCCTATTCAAACCATGAAAACCAGTTTTATGGGATCTTATAATCTATTAGGCTTGGCCAAACGCACAAAAGCAAAGATCTTTCAAGCCAGCACTAGCGAAATTTATGGCGATCCTTTTGTTCATCCGCAACCAGAATCCTACTGGGGCAATGTAAATCCTCTGGGCCCGCGTGCCTGTTACGATGAAGGCAAACGTGCTGCTGAAACACTTTTTATGGACTATAACCGGCAACACAATGTTGACGTTCGGGTGGCTAGGATCTTCAACACCTACGGACCGCGCATGAGTGTTGATGATGGGAGAGTAGTTAGTAATTTTATTGTGCAGGCGTTACAAGGGCTGCCTTTGAGTGTGTATGGTGAAGGCACCCAAACACGTAGCTTCTGTTATGTTGATGACCTAATTGATGGCATTTTGACATTGATGGAGTCCACATCTTCTGGCTCACAACCTGTGAATTTAGGCAATCCTCATGAGGTAACAGTCAGGAGCCTTGCAGAGCAAATCCAACGCCTCACAGGGTCCACTAGCCGGATTTTAAATTTACCGTTGCCTGTAGATGATCCACAACAGCGTCAAGCTGATATTACTAGAGCAACAAGCATACTGGGTTGGGAGCCAAAAATCCCTCTTGAGCAAGGACTACAAAAAACTATAGCCTATTTCCAACAGGTGCTGACCAATGCCTAAGGTAACAACCGCAGTTTTTATCAGTGGACGAGGCAGCAATCTCTTGAGCCTTCTCAAGGCACAAAATGATTCCCATTGCCCCTTTCAAATTCAATTGGTGGTTAGTAACAATGAGGATGCGGGCGGATTGAAACTAGCACAAGATCATGGCGTGCAATGGGCAATCTTTCCCAACAGTGCGTACAAAAAAGATAGGGAAGGTCAAGAGGGGGCTATTCACCAACTTTTGGTGGAACAAAAGATTGAGCTAGTTGCGCTGGCTGGCTACATGCGGGTTTTGACTCCGTGGTTTGTTGCACAATGGAGTCAACGAATTATCAATATTCATCCCAGCTTGTTGCCCAAATATCCTGGATTACACACTCACCAAAGGGCTTTGGCAGCAGGGGATCAAGAACACGGTTGCACGGTACACTATGTTACAAAAGTGTTGGATGCTGGTCCTATTATCCTACAAGCCAAGGTTCCTGTAGAGCCTGGAGATACAGAATCTGATTTGAGTCTTAGGGTATTGGTGCAAGAACACCTAATCTATCCCCAGGCATTGTCCTTGGTTTCCCAGCAACTCTGCGACAAAAAAATAGTGGGAGAAAAAGGCATTTCGCTGGAAAAACCGGTAGACAGCTGAGATGGTGATGCTATTATGCGGTTGTAGGCAACGAAACAGAGGATGCTACACGATGAACACCAAGCAGTTCAACATCATTGGTATTAGCCGCTTCCAGGGCGTGCTGACCTTCCGCGTTAGCAACGGCAGCATCAAGCACCGTGAGACTGTGCTGGCACGCGAAGGGCACACTGAGGTGCAGTTCAAGACCCTCCCGCAGCCCATGACCAAGGCTGATGCTGTGGCTTGGATGCGCAGCCAGGGCGTGGACGCTGTGGTGCCGGCCAAGAATCTCAAGAAGAAGATTGAGGCCATCTTGGCTGCTGAGCGGGAAGCTGCTGCTCAGAAGGCTGCCAAGGATTGGGCCGAGATGCAGACCAACAGCATGAGCAAGCTGGCTGCCAAGCGGGCCCGGGACGCTGCTCGCAAGCGGGAGAAGCGTGCTGCTGAGCGTGCGGCTCAAGAGGCTGCTAAGCAGCAGGGCATCAACCAGCTGATGGGGGCGGTTGACCAGGAGTTTGGGGTGGATGTGGAGCGTGAGCTGGCGGGGGAGTAAGCAGAGGAATATGGAACTGGTGGGGTGACGAACCCGTAAACCCAGTTTGACACCAAGAAAGCGGCTGGTGGGGTGATGAACCCGTAAACCCAGCCGCTTTCTTGTGAGTAAATAGGGGAACAAACAAAGGATGGGTCAGTGAGAGCAAGTGATTTTTTGTCGCCAAAAATTCAGTTAACTGAAAGCATAACTGGTAGCGAAATGCTGACTCTCTACAAAAGCATGCATCACGAAGAGCCCACTAATCCTGCTATGGTCAACTGGATCAAAAGTCAAGACTGGGGCATAAAAATGATCAACCCGCAAGACTTTCCAGATCACTATGGTGATGTGCTGCCAGATGATCCTTTTAATCGGGTAATTGATATTGACGATGAGATTGTGAAAAAGCTAACCATCAAACTAGAGCGTGGAGAGCAAGTGGACCCTGTGATTATGGGACCAAATGGCAGTGTTGTTGACGGCAACCACCGAGCGCAAGCTGCCAAGGAGGCTAGTGTAAGCATCTTGGCATATGTTCCCATGGGGCAAACTGTTTGACGCAAGCTTGATAAGATCGCATACTTGACCCATGAGCACATATCAAGAAGCTGGCGTTAACATAACTGCTGGAGAAGAGTTTGTTGACCAAATAAGGCCCTTGGCCCAATCCACACACCGAAAGGGCGTGTTGGGCACAATAGGCGGCTTTGGCGCAGTGTTTGACATCGGCAGCTTGGGCATGCGTGACCCCCTGCTGGTTAGCACAACTGATGGCGTGGGAACAAAGCTGTCACTTGTCAAAGAGGCAGGCACACGCCTTCAAGGCTTGGGGCAAGACCTAGTTGCTATGTGTGTGAATGATCTTGTGACAACAGGTGCAACGCCACTTTATTTCTTGGACTATCTGGCTGTGAACAAGCTGGATCCCTCTACGCATGTTGATATCATAGAGGGCATTGCAGAAGCTTGCAGAACATCTGGTTGTGCACTAGTGGGCGGTGAAACAGCAGAAATGCCAGGAGTCTACAGCCCAGGCGATTTTGATTTGGCTGGATTCGCTGTGGGTGCTGTAGAGCGCAACAGGCTGCTTCCTAAAAATGTTTCTGTAGGTGATGCAGTAATTGCTCTGCCCAGCAGCGGAGTGCACAGCAATGGGTTCAGCCTCGTGAGGAAAATCCTTCACGACAGTGGCACAAGTCTTGATGCGCTTGTGCCTTGGGACCTTACAAAAACTTTTGGTCAAGTGTTATCTACTCCCACTGCCCTTTATGTCAGCACAATTTTGGAACTGCACACAAAAGGCCTACTTACGGCTGCTGCACACATCACTGGTGGAGGCCTGTATAGCAATCTCAAGCGTGTGTTGCCAAGTGATCTTGATTTTGAAAAAACCAGAGGTTGTCCGGTGCCTGAAGTATTTCGTTGGCTACAAACCGCAGGGCATGTCTCAGACACTGAAATGCACTCTGTGTTCAATATGGGCGTGGGCATGTGTTTGATCTCCAACCAACCCAGCAAAGTAGTTGAGCTGTTGTGGGCGCAAGATCAAGCCTGTTACCTTATTGGGCATGTAATCAATAAGCGATGAAGTATCGTGTGGAGATTTGGGAGGCAGTGCGTGGTTTAGAGCCCACTCTTATTCACGTATTGCTGTTCAACACCTTAGATGACGCCCTTACAAGAGCTAGATCCACTACCTTAGCCAACACCTTGCCTTTGGCTCCTGATTGGTACTCATTCAGTAAGGGACCATATGTTCAAACCGAAAGCATTACAATATGACCCTTCCTCACTTGCTGAGCATTGATCAGTTTGACCTCACAAGTATACACACATTATTCACAACTGTGAAAGGCATTGAACTGGGCCTCACCCAACCAGTAGCTCAAGGGAAGGTATGTACTAACCTCTTCTACGAGCCCAGCACACGCACCAGCAGTAGTTTTTATTCAGCCATGGTGCGGCTAGGTGGCGCTGTCATCCCCATCAATGATGTCAGCTTCAGCTCTGTCAGCAAGGGTGAGAACCTAGAAGACACTATTCGCACTTTGGCCAGCTATTCAGACTGCATTGTGTTGCGCCATCCCGAAAAAGGGGCAGCTCAATGGGCTGCGGCTGTAAGTCCTGTTCCTATCATCAATGCAGGCGATGGAGTTGGTGAGCATCCCACACAAGCTCTCCTAGACCTCTATACCATCCAGCGGCATGTGGGCTTGACTCGTCCCATTGACGTGTGCCTAATGGGTGACTTGCGTCATGGTCGAACTGTGCACAGCCTCACCAGGTTACTGCGTCTATATGATGTGAGACTGCACATGGTGAGTCCACCAGGTCTGGAGATGCCGCAAGAACTCACAGAGGAAACAGACAAGCTTTACACCAGCATTGACGAATGTGTGGACAAGGTGGATGTGATCTATGTTACCCGTGTGCAGAAGGAGCGGATTGCGCCGAATCTACAAAGCACGATGGGCAAGTATCAGCTCACTCCTCAGCACATGAGCCAGGCCAAGAGCAGCAGCATCATCATGCACCCTTTGCCGCGTGTTGACGAGCTGCCCAGCAGCTTGGACAGTGATCCCCGGGCCGTGTACTTCAAGCAGATGCGCTATGGTCTCTATGTGCGTCAAGCTATCTTTCTCCACATGTTCAGTGACAGCGTGCCTTGGAAGTTTTAGGTTGACATCTAAACACTTCTCTGTATAGTGCGCTTGAATCCGCAAAGAGGCAACTATGTTTGGCTTCATGAAAAGTTGGTTTACTCAGCCGTCTCTGTCCGTCAGATCCGCCCAGGATCTCAGCTACTTAGAGCTAATTGAAGAACTGCGAACCAGGGATGATATTGAAATCTTTGCCCGCTTGCGGTTTCGAGATCAGTGGGTGAAGAATTTTCACGAGAAAAATCCTGGTGCAAAAGTTCCAAGTGGTTTCCTCATGAGGTTTGGTGCACTGGACAGAGTGGCCTCAGAACGCATGCTGAAACTGATGAACGAACTCAGAGTCATGCGTGAGCTACCAGAAATCAGCCATGAAAAGCTGGAGAAGCACCTTGCGGGCTCCTATCCAAAGAGCATGCGATGAACCAATTGATCGAGTTGAGTTTTTTCCTGCCCGAAATGGTTCTTTTTGGGGCAGGGCTATACACTTGGTATCATCTTTTCACCTCCATTGGAAAGTGGAGCTGGAAGCGAGTGGCTCTATACCTCTACGGTGCAGCTTGTGTCTACAGCCTTTGGATCATGGGTTACCAATAGCTGGTTGACATGCCATCAAAAGCTGCTATATTGGCGGGGTAGAGCACGGAGACAGTAGATGAGCAACTGGAAGGTAGAACCTGCTGCACCGCACACGGTGGAAGGCATGATCTGCTCTCTTGCAGGCGTGTGCGACGGTGCAAGGCAGCATGACCAACAAGGGTTTTCTGGTGCAGACACTGAGTTTGGCCACAGCTTGGCCAATCGTGCTCAGCAAGGTAGGCCCTTCACGCTGAAGCAAGCGCAGGCTGCATTGAAGCTCGTGAACAAATACCGCCGACAAATTGGTGGGACGGACTTTGTGAAAGCGTTCCTGGAACAGCCAGTGTTCAAGCTTGCACCGCTGGATCCCAACGCAGCAGTTGGCAACCTCGAAGGCAGGCATCACAATCCGCGGCGTATCATCAGCGAACAGAAGACTGCGGTGTTCCACTTCCCTTACAATCCGGACTTGGTGGCTGCGCTGAAGATGGTCCGAGGCGAGCACAAGGGCGAAAAGTATCGGGCACAGTGGGAGCCCTCCCGCAAGGTTTGGTTGTGCCCTGTGAACGAAAGCAGCATCTGGAGCATCATGGATGTTGCAGATAAGTTTGAGTTTGAGGTGGAAGATCGTTTCACCACTTACTTGGAGCGTGTGCGAGAAAAGACGGAAGAAAGTCGAGTTCATCTCATGCTGACAGGCGGCCAGCATGTGACATTGGCAGGCGACACACTGATTGTGTCGGTTGACGACGCTGCCATTCTCAAGGAGATCGAAGATGAGCTCAACACTGACGCCTGATTGGATTGACAGAGACCTACTGGCAGAGGCATTTCGAGAGATGCCTACCCCACATGGTGCCACCTTCGACGATGGCCGCCGCTGGTGTGGACGGTGTGAGAAGCCTGTGCTCACATGTGAGGCAGTGGTTGGGGATGGTTGGGCTGACAAGATCTGTCAGCGTTGCACCAGCATCTGGCCCGAGTTCAGCGACCTCTACCAGCTGCAACTGCTGATGGCGGATGAGGATGAAGATTATTTTCCGGATACTATGCATTGACGCTGACAGCTCTAGACCAAATTCAATTCCCTCTCAATCTGCTCAAAACCCGTGACGCTGATCAGTGGCCCTATATGATTGAGGTTTTAGACGTGCCCAATATTACTTTGAAAAGAAACCAAACACTGGGGCTACAGCTTTTTGGCACTCCTGATGCAGAGAGTTGCAGCAGCCGATGGTCATGGCATGCCATCAGCATCCATAATTTCTCATGTGTGAGGTTTTGGTTCCGGTCCAAGGATGACTTGACACAATTTGCGTTGATGATGGAAAGGTAGAATATGGGTATCGAAGATCTCAAGGGCATCACTCTGCTCAACATTGAGCTTGAACGCGAGCCAGACCAGCTCATGTTTTACAGCGAGTGCGGGCGTAGGTGGCGAATGTGGCACTGTCAAGACTGCTGTGAGAATGTTGTCCTCCAAGACATCATTGGCGAGCTAAGTGACCTCGTTGGTGCGCCTATTCTTGTGGCTGAGGAGCGTGTGAATGGAAGCGAGACTGAATGGGGGCACGAGACCTGGACATTTTCCGAACTAGCTACCATCAAGGGCAGCGTGACACTGAGATGGCTGGGTGAGAGCAACGGCTACTACAGCGAAGCAGTGGATTTTGAACAGTTGATGAGTGTAGAGGAGAGTCTCCGAGCATGAGCAGCTACCTAGTGATCCGTCAAGACGACAACGGTGTGTGCACAATTTTGGCCGACAAGCTCAGTGAGCACGAAAGCCGGCGCTTGGTTGAGATGATGACCAAGCGTGGACACAAGGCCACTTACTTTGCCCAACTATATCTCAACCCTCATCAGCGCCAGCAGATTCTCATCACTCATCATGTGAATCTCTAGATTTAGGATTGACCATCCCTTCAAACCTGCTACAATGCAGGGGTAGGAAGGAGAGCTTACATGTTGACTGTTCCAGCCTCGATTGAGAATGCTCGCAAGGTGCTGCGACTCAGCACCAAGCACAACCTCAAGGTTGATCCCCGAGTTGAAGCTTTCTTGAACAGCATCCCTCGGGTCACCCAGCTGGAAGGTTTCAACTTCAAGCTGAAGCCTTACCAGGCAGAGGCTGTTGCGTGGTTGGAGAGCCAGCTGGGAGTTGGACTGTTGGCTGAAGAACAGGGACTGGGAAAGACCGTTGAGGTTATGGCCTACGCCCACAAGAATCAGCTGTTTCCTATGATGGTAGTGCTGCCCAATACTCTTAAGTTGAATTGGCGGAATGAAATCATCGCGATGACTGGCACTCGGTACCAAATCAATGTGGTGGGCACTTCCTACAGCAAGCGTGCCACTGCTGAGCGAGCTGCTCGGCATCCCAATGTCATCTACAGCAAGCGGCCCACAGCCGGTTGCGACATCTACCTTGTGAACTACGACATCCTCAGTAGCAACCTCGACGACATCGAGGCATTGAATCTCAAGTTCATGGCGGTGGATGAGAGCCACAAGATCAAGAATCCCAGTGCCAAGCGCACACAGGCTTACATGCGGCTAGCTACTGGTGAGGTGGAGGAAAAGCTCAAGGGCGGTGTGCGCAAGACTCACAAGGTCAGCAAGCCTGTGCCGCGTGTGGTTCTGATTTCAGGCACTCCAATGGTAAACAGGCCGGCAGAGCTGTGGAGCACTGTCAGGAGCTTGGCCAGCTATGTGCCGCAGTTCAGCACTTGGAACAAGTTCGCATGGCGCTTCTGCAACCCGGTGAATAACGGGCATGGTTGGAACTTCGGTGGCAGCTCGAACATGGATGAACTGCACCAGCTGCTGACAAGCCACCTCATGCTGCGTCGCTTGAAGCGGGACGTGCTGAAGGAGCTGCCGCCCAAGGTGTATCAGGTTATCCCACTGGAGTTTGACCGTGCGGAGTATGACAGCGTAGAGCGAGCCTTCAAGGGAATTGATTGGAAAGCTGGCCTTGAGACTATGATCCGCTTGGGCAGCAATGCTCCCAAGAGCGATGAGCGCATTGTTGCGATGCAGAAGCTGCGTGAGGTGGCTGCGCTCAGCAAGCTCGCCAGCACTGTAGAGTGGATTCGAGATTATACTGAAAACGGCGAGAAGCTGGTGGTGTTTGCCCACAACCGGGCGGTGATTGACCATATCCAAGGTGCGCTAGCTGCGGACCAGGAGTGGGGCGGAAAGGTTGGAGTTATCTACGGTGGGGTCAGCAACGAAGAGCGTGCACAGGCTGTTGAGGCTTTTCAGAATGATCCCAAGACCCGAGTGATTTTGGTTAGCATCTCTGCTGGTGGTTTTGGCCTTACCCTTACGGCTGCAAATGCGGTGGCGTTTGTGCAGACGCCGTGGAGCCCTGGAGAAATTCAGCAGTGTGCAGACCGTGTGCACCGCATTGGTCAAACTAGCGACCAGGTTACGATTTTCAACTTGGTGGCTGAAAATACTATCGAAGAGATGATGGCAGACATGCTGTTCAGCAAGGGGCAGGTGCTGGATGCGGGATTGGATGGTGGGGCTGTGGTGAACACAGTGGACTTGCGTGCAGCGGGTTAACCGGGATCTGGAAGCGGACTACAGCCAGTGGCACGAGGTGCCTATTGAGGCAGACAACCCAGTGCCTTTGCCCCATCTTTTGGACGTGTTGGGCGAGCTGCGATGGAGTTGGCTGAAGAAGACACCTGGAGGCAGCTACTGGCTCCAGTGGCACAGTGGGGTCAACCCCAAACGATATCAACTGGTGTTTGAGCGTGAAGAAGATGCTCTGCTGTTCAGGTTGACGTGGACCTAGCGCATGTATGAGACCACAGTCTTGCCTCAATGGCCACATATGGTAGTGCTGGAAGGCATGTCTCTTGCTGAGCACGAAAACATGCTGCTGTGGTTGATAGATACCTTGGGCCAACCGGACTTTTTCAAAGCAAGTAGCCGATGGAGCTATCGTTCTCTGTCATCTCACCAACATTATGAAAAAATTTGGGTGAGCTTTCGGAGCCAAGAGGATGCCAGCTTGTTTGCCCTCTTGTGGGGAAGGTAGCATATTGACAACCTTTGGGGTTTCTGATACGCTTTAAGTATGACACTTGATTATTCCATTTGGCTTATTTCACAAAATTTTGACGATTTACAATTTGCCAACAGCAAATTACAAAACAATACAGTGAATTGGTTCAATGGCAGCAATTATCCCAGTTTTTCCCTGCTGGTGAACGATTGTGTTCACCAGAGTCCTACAGAAACAACTATCATACTTTGTAATCGCGTTGCCCCCTCTGACGAAAATATTCAATTGATTTTACAAAAGCTGGATGAAGGGTTTGCCTTTGTGGCGTTGTATGATTTCCGTTTTTTTGGTATCAAAAAGGAATTGTTTAGGCAAATAGGTGGCTTGGACGAGAAGTTTCCTGGAGGCTTTGAAGACGATGATTTCATATTGCGATTGATTGGCAACAATCTAGCCTGCTATATTACACAAGAGGCTGAGTATTTCTGGGCCCCCAGCACTTGGGCCCCTTCAGGACAATATCTTGGCATAAGCTATTTTCAAGAAAAATGGATCAGTTGGCCGGATGCAGTCAACACAACTGAGATGTATAAAAGATTGCCCGACAGTTTTAAACAACGAGATTGGGGACCCAGGACGCCAGGTGAGTTCTTGTCATGCAAGGAACACAGCTATGTTCAGTCTTGGTTATGCAAGTATTTTTACTTGAACTCAATCAGGAAAATTTGTGATTTTTAAGATATGTTATGCCTCTACATACAGGCCGGTGGCATACCAACCAGTGACATGTGAACTACTACGCCCTAAAGGCACCTAGCTTTCCGCGGCAGATTGTAACTAGCCATGTATTGAAATTCATACCTCCTTTTAATTTTTTCCAAGAGTGATTGTCAATTTAAATAAGTGTTATGAATCAACCAATAGATCCTTGCCAGGGCGTGAGCCTCACAGTTACATTTCCAAAGTTTGAATGCACTGATGGTGTATTACCCAATTTCAACAATCTTGATGAGTTTGGCCGAGGGCTAGGCAGCATACCAGGGCAATTGGGTCAGATAGCTCAATGCACTGTTACTGCCACAGCCAAACAAATTTCGGATGCAATAGACAGTTTACTGAAATTATTTGACAAAACCTTTGGGACCACACTAGGCAGCGTGGACAATCCTGTGTACGGCCCTAACCTCAAAGTCCCAGAACAAGAAATGGGTGTACGACTGCGAGCACTGTTTAATGAGTTCAAACTCTATTTGGAACTCAAGTTATTGGACATTTTGGGCAGGATTATTCCCAACTTGAGCTTTTTGAATATACCGTTGCCGTTCCTGCCCAACTGTACAGTGCGTGATCTTCTTAGTGCAGAGGGTAGAGCTAAAATAAGAGCTGCAATTGGCGCTCGCCAAGATCAAATAGCAAAAGCCTTGGGCCTACCTTGGAATATCACATTTGATGGAACATTGGGTTTGAAGAACGATGAAATGCGCCAACAAAGCCTAATCAGTAGAGTATGGAGTGAGTTCCACAAAGGTTTATTGAGCCTAATCAACAGAGGTTTCCGAGCACTAAGAGCTTTGACTGAACCGATCAAAAAAATTTGGCAAGCCCTGCGCTTACCAGACCTTCCCAATTTGGTGGCCCTAAATTTTGAAGAGCTTTTCAATAGTGTGTGGCAACCCATCAAAGACTTGGCCATCAGTGCTAATGAAAAAATGCAGCGCATGATTGATTACTTTCTTGAGTTTGATATAAAAAACTTTTTGGACAAGGCATTTAGTCCCTTGTTGAAATTCATAGCTTGGCCTTTTCCCACAAAAGTCAAACAGCTTCTCAAAATATCTGACCCACCCAAAGATCTCAATCTTGAGAGCAAGGAAACCCGCTTCAACAGCATAATGCAGGCTGTGAAAGACTTGTTTGAACAAATTCCTACTCTGATATTGGAACTGTGGATGAAGCTTGTCGTGGGGTTCTTCAAAGCTATCTTGAAGTTTGTTCCCATACTCAAAGAAATCTTCAAGTACATTCCCTTCACCTTCTGCACATTTATTGGGCTGGTGTTAAGTCCCATTTTGGGACTGGGAAGTGCAGTGGCTGGCCTTATTCCTCCTGGAATCTCAGTGCAACAAACTTAGCCGCACTGAGTTCCATTCAGTTGATCAAAAATGGTCTTTGCTGTATTGAATCTGTTTTGAGCTTCTGGGGTAATTGTTCCCTGCCGTCCCAACAGCCCTGATGAACTGATCTCGTAGTATTCATTTACTGCTCTAGCTGCTGACTCAGGACTGTTGGTTGCCAACATCTTGGAGTAGGCACTGCGATGTGTGTTCTTGAATTCCCAATCCACAAAGTCTAGGCTTTTATACAAGGCAGTGTCGTTTGATAGTTGACTCAATTGTGGCCAACTTACACCAATAGCCCGTGGCATATTTTTGAAACGATCGGAATTCCATTGAGCCAAGCCTTTGAAGGTGGGGTTGCTGTCCACTCGGGGATTCAAGGCACTTTCAATAGTGAAATTGCCCAGCAAGCCAGCAATGTGTTCGGGTTGATAACCTTTGCCCTTCAAGTAACACCAAGCTTTTTTGGCTTGATTGGAATCAAATCCTTTGCCAGCCCCACTTGCTGCTGCACTGAAGTCTGCATCAGGTCTAGCTTGGCCACTGAACAAAAATGCGTTGTTGAGACGGCGAGTTTTGAGTTCAAACTTTTCTTCGTTGTTACAAGCCAAAATCCATCGACTCATTTCATTTGGAACTTTGTTGTAGTCTCCGCTGCTGATCATGCCAGTGATGCCGCTCTTGTCAAAGTTGTCAGAGCCAATGTTGTAGATGAAGTCTGCTAAACTATTGAACTGATCTTGTGTTAATAGGTTGCTACCAATGCTGCTGTGAATCTTGCCTTCAATTTTTTTGATGTCTGTTTTCAACAACACCTTCATATTGGTTTCGCTTATACCCTCTCCAACATTCAATTGCGTGCTGATCTGAGTGCCAGAATCGTCTGTTGCATTCAAGGTAACTGTGTTGTTTTGAAGTTCTTCACTTGATAACAAATGACCATAACCCAACAGCTTTTGCCCGCTTTTGCATGCATCGTCAAAGGGCTTGCCAATCAAATTGCCACCCAAACCTTCATGATCAATTATGATTTGAATACCACGGTTGTTAACTGTCCACTCTGTGGAGGGGAGCAATACTCTGGGACCCAACGGTTTGAATTCATATTGTGGAGTCCCACCTTCGTCCCAACTTTGCCCAATGTGCAAGCCAGTTTGACCATTCACTATTCCATATACTTGGAGTGGTTTGTCTTGTGCTGGACTCACTTGCCCCACTTTGTAAGTGCTTTCAGGTGGAGTGATTTTCCTCTGCACTAGGCCTGTGTTGGAATAACCTGGGCCTGAAACACTTCTTTGTCTCCAAGGATCAGCTCCTGGCAGTCTGCTGACAATGGTTTGAACAATCTGAATGCTTCTTGCAGGACTCACTACATTCTGCAACTGCACTCTTTCTTCCGTTCGAATGTCAGGCGATAATGCAACTACTCCTGGTACAGCAGTTATGGGATTATCTGGATTGGTGGGCTTGGCTGCATCTGGTAAATTAGCAACATTCAAGACTGTTTTTGGACCAGTGTTCACACTTCCTGCACCAGAACGCAAGTTTACAGATCCATTGCCTTGAACTTTGACATCAGCACCACCTACTAAATTCAAGGTACCTGTGCTTTGAACTTTTACATCAGCACTGGCAACTAAATTTAAGTTACCATTTGTGCTTCTTAACCTTACGTCACCTGTGCTGCTGGCATCAACATTGCCTCCTGCAAACAAGCGAATATTACCAGTCAAGTTTTTGATGTCAATGTTGCTTTCTTGAGTGGTGAGAAATATGCCATAATTGCTTCTGTATTGTAGGCTGCCTACAGCAGTGTTGTAGATATTTGAATTACTGACAAGATGCATATTTCCTTGACTGAACAACAAAACATCTCCACCACTGCTGATGTTGAAGGGCTTTTTGCTGAACATGCGTGTTTCATCTAGGCTTCTCATTTTGATGCTGCCACCAGCTTCAATATTCACATCTCTGTCAGCATGTAAATTGATGTCTTGTCCGGCACTGACACTTACACTCTTTTGTCCAAAAATGTCAATGTTGCCTTCTTTGTCCATCTCTATCCTGGCTCTGTTTGGACCAGTGTTGATTATGATTCTATCTTTTGTATCATGAATAACAATTTGAGCTAGGCCACGAGTTTGCAGGCGGATGAAAGCGTCTTCTGGGGTGTCGTCCATAACGAAGGTGTGCCCATATGGGGTTCGGATACCCATAGTGCGAATACCCTGTTGCATACCTCTCGGTGCTGGTCCACCTTGTTCAATAGGGAGGTTAACTCCTCCAGATTCTCGAGCTGCATCGTAACCTGATAAAAACGTTGGTGATTCACCAGTGAATATATTTGGGTTCTGCTCTTGTGGATTGCTGGCAGGAGTGCTGGCAGGAGTGCTGGGAGTCATATGATTGCGGTCAACTTGGAACAAACATCCAAACCAAACCCCTCGGCTAGGATCGCCATTTATGAAACAAACCAGCACTTGGTTATTGAGGTCAGGTGGTATGAATGTCATACCATAGTCTGTTTGTGAGCTTGTGGGATTTAGGTTTACATCAGCTACGTTTGATGCCCCAGCAAATGGACTGGCGTAATCACAAATGATCCACGTTGCTTCATTATTGATTGCTCCACCAAGTTCAGGGATCCAAACTCGGATACGTCCCATGTTGCGAGCATCATTTACGTCTCGTATTAGGCCAAGATAAATTTTGTCCCAGGTGGCACGTAGCCCCCCAGGCTCTAGCTCATAAGCTCCAGGTAAATTTACTGTTTGTTTTAATGTTGCCATTTATAGCTTCTCAAATTATTGATTTATACCTGTTCTCAAAACTGCCGGTACAGTACCAAACTCTGTTCGCGAGTCGCCCAAATTACTCAAAAGGTCACGGGTTGCTTCACATCGTTGGGTAAATTTCCCGTCTCTGAATATGTGTGTTACTTGCACCATCATATAGAGAGCATTGAAAAAATCAACATCATCACGCAAGTCCATAAACCCTGTGTTTTCGTCAGGAATAGTTCCTGCCCGGAAAGCCAACATAAAAAATGCATCGTAAGGTTGGTAAACGGCGTATTCATCTATATAGACTGGAACTCCTGACTGTTGACCAAAATATGTCTGTTGTATATAACTTCTCAACTGTCTATCTCTTTCTATATTTGAAGCCCCTAACCAGTAAGGATCACCACGTATCTCCATTGTGATATTCACCATATCTTGCATGCGAGCATAAATTTGTTGTGTTACACTGGCATAAACTTTACGAACATCCGTATCAGTAGCAGTCTGAGGCCTTAGTTGATTTATAATATCTCTAGTATCTTGGATGTAGGTAAGCTGAGCAGGCAATGTCCTATTATTACTACTAAATTCGTCCTCACTAAATTCAACACGTCTTCGCCTTGTTCGTGCAGCATCCCGCTCTCTTTGGAGCTGCTCCCGTAAGCCGGTTACTGGAGATTGATCTTGACCAAAACGTCCATATGCGTCTTCTAATGTCTGAGCCACATTTGGGTCAAATACTACTAACGACCCTTGAGCTAAGGCACGGCGCGCTGCCTCATCTTCTTGTTCTATTTCTCGTAAACGACGCTCACCAGCAGCAATTTGAGTGTCTAATACAACAGCATCAGACGCCTGTGCGCCAGCCCTAAGCCTCCGCAATCTAAGTAACTCTTGTTGAGTTTGATCGTATTCTTGAAGCGCAGTCTGTCTACGAGCTAAGGCGCTTTGTAAGTCGCCTAGAGAAGTACGCAGTGCACTAAATGCACTTGGCAAAACTGTTTCATTTGTCATAGGCAAAGGTATCCAATGCAGTGCATTGAATTGAACATCAAGATTTATAATCTCTGTGTTGTTTCCTGTGTAAAAATACAAATAAGCCTTTTTCAGTAGCTTAACAGTCCCAGTATTAATACTTGCTAATCTAGCATCGTGAAATTCGTTTACAAGTTGGAAAGCTCGGCCAAATTCTTGGCTAGCTATAGCTCTGCGGGTCTGTTTAACTCCAATATAAAATTGGAATTGCCTTATATAATCATTTCTTATGTAGTCCCACCCAATGTTTTTTACTACACACTCAATCCAAGGAACTTTTATGATACCTGACCTATCATCTGGTATAAAAAATGTAATGTCTTGAATTGATGCACAGACGTCATCTACTAACGCACCAATGCTTATGCCTTTACCAGCAATAAATTGAACTTTGTCTCCTACTTGCCTAAAACTAGCACGCCGGTTGTTGATTTGTGGGCTAAACTGGATTTTTTGATTTCTCAATGCCTCCTCAATGAAAAATTGATAAATTACAACCTGTGTTTGTTGATCTTGTGGCCGTTGACTACTTCTTAAATCAATATAAAACTGATTTAGTTCATCTTCCAATTTTCCAAAAAATTCACCAACTGTTTTATCAAAGTCTATAATATTTTGCCCAGGCAGTACCCCTCCTGGATCAGAAATGCCTATCCTTCCACTTCCTAGTTCAATAGTATAAGTTTGTGGTAAAAGATAGAATGAGTTTTTGAATGCCATATTATTATTAACAGCGGCTTTCATTCTATAAATGGTTCCTGCAGCCGTAAGTGTATTCGACAAATCAACTATATTAAGTTTGTAGACTTTAAAAAACTTTCTTTGGGCATTGGCAACTATATTTCCGTCAGCATCGTAATAGTTGAACCATAACATCAAAAATATAGGAGCTAATCGCCAATTAAGGTTACCTAGTTGCTTGCTGCTTTCAAAAATTTTGTCAGGTAAGCTCATATTATACGGTTCTGCAATCACCATGTCTACTTCTACTGAGGTTGCATTTTTAGTACGAAAATTATGGCTTACAGCATCTTTTATTTCACATTCTATTATATTGAACCCAGCCGTAACTCCACTTTCAGCCACAACAACATATCTAACCTCATTTAGGTACAATTTTTCATCAATATCATCTTCATCAGCTTCTCTATCATTTACCAAAACTAATTGTAAATGATATGTGTATCTGTCATGAGAATTTAGCATATTATCTTCTGGGCTGAAATTTAGGCCTTTAAGAGCGAGCTCACTTAAAATGCGTCGAAGATAATGATTAGTCACAAGTGGGGTAGCCATTACAAACTACTTTCTATACTAAGCTGGTTAGGTGCATAAATTGTTATCCCAGGAACGAAATCATAAATTGGATCCACAATTTGATCAGGATTTAGGATAGCAAACGCCCACCATGCCCGGGGATTCTGATATAGTTCAAAACTCAATAAGTCAGGCCGATGTAGATGCCGTTGTGCCAAAGTAACAATTAGATCGTCAGTTGTTCTTGTGAGCAATGGAGGTCGCCAAAAATCCAGATATGTAGTGTTTTGTGGAGTACGATAGTAAGGACTACTGCGTAGATAAGTTACTGTTGTCATTAGATGAAATCACTTTGACTTGGGTCACCATTGATGTATTTGGGCAACTCGAATCTCTTCCGCAATGTGGTAGGAGTGTGTTGCACAATCAATGTTACTGAAATTTTAAACAAGCTGGGTAACCAAACACCTTTTGTAGCTGACGGTGTTTGTTGTTGAACACTGGCTCCAGGAGGATTGTTCAATGGATCGTCCCAATTCCGGTTTGCAGGCTGGGTAACACCAGGCAAACCTTGCAACGCTAGGCCAGGTTCGCCAGCATCTTCAAGCTGTTGTGGCGACCTAATTATTGGTGTGGGTCGCACTGTAGGTTGATTAGTAGCAGGCAGCCCACTAGCCACTTGAACATAGTCTACATCATCTGGAAATCCAATACTATAGCTCTTGACTATGACTGGCAAGTTGTTGAACACAAAGGGACCGTAGGCATTGAACAAGAGAATAGGAGGAGGTGTGCCTGCATCTTTGTCATTTTCACCAAAATGCATCTTGCTCATGGTTCTCAAAAAGTGTATGCATGCCAAGGCATAGCGTCCTTCTTTTTGATTTTGAACAGTGAATTGACCATCCACACTGAATGAAGTTGCAGGAGTACGTGCAAATATATGAAAGTCTTGGTTTGTATGTACAGTGCTAATGGTTTGATAATCAATGTCTTGTTGATAGTTGATTGTAGGTGTGTAGGGCCAAACCATGCCATTGTTTGTTTCTCGCAAAGGATCCAATAATCCCTTGCCCAACACGCGATTAGCAGCAGCTGGTCTGGGCCGCAGGCTTACACGTCGGTTAGTGGGATCTTGATTGTTGAGTGTTCCCAACAAATTCACACCATCTCCAATTCCAAAACCGCCAAACACCCCGCGTGGAAAAATAGCAGAGGCAGCCGACCCCACAACGTTGTTTACAAGTCCACCAACCAAAGAACCAGTGTTAACACCAAAACCACCAAATCTAGGCATGCAATTCTTTCCTCAAAAATATTAGCCAAATATTTATGTGCTGGAAACCAGCTGGAATCTAAATACTAGATCATGAAACAGTTTGAACTCTCCCCACAATTAGTTTTTGAAGGCGGCAACGTATTCAAAACCTCAGATGGCTATCCACGCACCACTCGTATCCCACTGGCTTTGATCAGTCCCACGTTGGATTGGCTGGAAAAAATCACAGGGCTGCCTATGCATGGCATGACCTTGGGCAGTGTTGGCAAAAAAGCCAGCAGTGGGGATATCGACATTGTAGTCGACAGCAAGAAAATGTCAAAAGCCCAATTTGCCCAAAGTCTCCAAAACTGGGTGTTGAGCCAAGGTTTGAACCCCAAAGAGTATGTGAAGCCTGCTGGAGAAGTTCATCTGTTGACACCAATTGCAGGTGATCCCAAGAATGGCTTCGTGCAAACTGACTTTTTCTTCCATGATGATCCTCAATGGATGAAATTCAGCATGCAGAGTCCAGGAGACGCCAGCAACTACACTGGTGCAGAAAGAAATCAACTCATGAGCAGTATTGCCAAAGCATTGGGAATGAAATACAGTTGGCAACGTGGACTGTTGAATCGGGAAGATGAATCTGTTATCTCCACTGATCCTGATGTGATTGCACAAAAGCTATTGGGGCCCAGATTCACTCACGACAGCTTCCAAAGTGTTGAAACTATTCAACGAGCCATCAAAGGCAATAGGGCTATTCATCAAGGGTTGACTGAGTTGATTCAAACTCTAAGGAGCTTGGATAAATTAGGGCCCACTGGCAAACCCACAATGGATGTGAAAACTGGGAAGTTTAAGCAGAAATCTCCCAGTGAGCAACGCAAATCAGAAGAAGAAGCTGCAAGGATTGAGCAGTTGACAGGTGTAGCTGTTTAGCTTTTGTTTCCGTATCGGGGATCAATTGGCTTGACATGAATCTGATCAAACAGCAGAGGAAAGTTGGGCAAAACTTTTGGTAGGTCTGTTCTCTCCAACCAATTGTAATTTACGCTGCTGTGTGGAATGAAGTTGGGGAAATCGTGAGTTCCGCCCTTGCTCTTCAAATGATGATGAAATTTGTGTGCCAGGTCACAATCTAGGTCTAGGCACAGGGCTTTGTCGCCCATTTTGGTCCAACCTTTTATTTGTGCTGGCACAACCACAGTGTTACCATGCATGCTCATGAGGTGAGGCACTGGTTTTTGGCTATACAAAACAGTCATGTGAAGATCATCAGTATTCATACAGGGAACACCTTGACTTTCACACCATTCTTTGAGCTCTCGAGCATTTTTGGGACTCATGCTCAAAACAACTATGGTGCCAGCAGCGTGCTCATGAGCTTCCATTACTGTGTTCCTAGGGTGCTTGAGATAGCGTCGAACTGATTGGAACAGCCTATTGGAAAGTTCATCATCCAAACCCACAGCTTGGTGGAAAGCCTTTTTGTCTTTGTTCAAAACAGCCTCACGTGCCTTGGTGCCGCTTATTCCACTAACGCCAATGCCATCTGGATGCCGTTCTCCAGCTGATACAATTTCAATCGTCACTGGTTGACGTTGATGTTTTTCACGTATTTCTGGACTGTTCCAAGAGTCAAAAAGGTCTTTCATGCCCTGCACACGATCTTCGCCGGCAACAAATACAAAATGTCTATAGCCTTTGTTGTAGAGCCATTCTGCGGCTTGCAGCGGAGTTTTGATGCTCTCATCCTGCACCACATGATCTTGGTGTTGAGACATAATCTCTTGGAAAAACTCCAGCTTTTCCGCCCAAGGCAATGGATTCTTTTTTCCGTCTTGACTGTGACTCAAAAAGATCCAATAGTCACCCTTGCCAGCGTGTTTGGCCATTGTGTTAACCAAGTGCTGATGACCACGAGTGGGAGGATTCATCCTCCCAAAGGTCCAAACTACCCGGTTGTGTTCTTGTTCCATCAATGAATCAGGCTCGCCTTTTCTCATAAATTGGGCACGATTTACAAACTTCACTATTCCAGTGGGAGTTACAGCCACAAATCCCTCATGTCCTGGATCTCCACCCAAACTAGCACCCACTGTCCCATCTGTTTGACGGTCCATTTGTTTCTTGAGATCCAGCTTCAAACTTGTTAACAAACTTACTATCCGCCACACGCTATTGTAACCATGGATGTGGCTTTGAATCCATTTCAAACACTTGGCCTGCATTGCAGGGCTAGCAGTACTGTTGAGCCCTGTAAGCCACTCCAAAAACTCTCTACTCACATGGCTAAATGTGGAACTACCACGTTCTGCCTTTTTGGCCAAAAAGCTTTTCATCAAGCCAGGAAGGCTCAAGATTTCATGACTGGCTAGTTGTCCTCTGTCCAAAAATGATTTCACACTTACAGCATGCACTCTAAACAAGTGGGATAATTTGTCAACTAAGTTTTTATCCAGGTTCAAACTTTTGAGCATGGTGGCTTCATGAGGTAGGATAGCCAGTCCTTGATCAGTGCGAAAGCCATATTGACTAATGTTTCGCAAGGCTTCTGGTTCCTGATCTTCAGGGCTTTGATAAACACTGTGCATGACCACGCCAGCACTGCTGTTGGCAATCATTTCACCATATTGACTGTTGACAGGCACACGATAAGTTATTTTGTTGGGTGTAAATTCATATGCCCCATCTACAATGGGAGGTACACCAGTCCACAACAAATCCGCTTGAACGTAACCGATAAATCCTTTTGGGGTAACTTTTTTCAACAATGGGTAGAGACTGGCTATTTTGTTGGCATATGCCAGTCGAGCACTCTTTGCACTGGGGCTGGTGTCTTTCATTTTCCTGCTCATGAGCATATTGACAATATCCTCAGGGCTTGTGGTTAAACCATTGTATTTTTTACTGCTGAATCCAGCTTTGTCTGTTAACACAAATTTATAGTCTTTCCATCCAGAAATCAAGGCTGGTGTTCCATCCATTTTTATACTAACATACTCGGGTTGATGAGCAGTTGTGCTCAGTATATGAAAAGCTCTTTTGGCACCATCTAACCCCTCATCGAAGATCATGTCTTCTGGATGCTCGATACGGGCTTTGGCCTCAGTCAAAGAGAGATTTACTACTGGTAATAAGTCAAACAGCTTCATTGTTACGCCCCAACATAATCTTTTGGCAATCTATTGAATTATTTAACAGATCAAGGCGTCCATTTTGACTTCTTCTGTAACCAATTACAAAATTTAGGGTTTCAAACACAAAGGACTATAATGGCATTGGTTCCCAAGATCAAATATCTAACAAACAAAGATTTATTGTCTGCAATCCATGAAAGTAAGCTTACTTTTTGTGAATTTGTTGACAAAAAATACACTGATTTTGATGTCATTGTATATGATCTTGCAGCAGCAACTCCAGAAGTTTTGGACGCTGCTCGACACAAAAAGCTAGCTAACAAAATGGCTGAAGAAAAGAAAGCCAGCGGCAGCAAGACTTTTGAATCTTCATTAACATTGGATAATGTGCCTTTGGATGAAATTGTTGTGAGGCTTATGACTTTTGTGCACATTCCGTTAAACCCTGCCAAAGCTGACAAAGCCAAAAATCAGGCAGAAAAACACATCAGATGCAATTTCCCTCCTTTTCAACATTGGATTTTCCAAAACAATGAATGGAAATGTGTGGGCAAGAGTCATCACAAAAAGGGTGAATTCACCTTAACTGGCGGTAGGATTACTGATAGACTGGCTGCTATGTGGATCAAATTGGTTGATCGCTATGGGCATAGAGGCAACTGGAGAGGTTACACTTATCTTGACGAAATGAAAGCGCAAGCACTGGTGCAATTGGCACAAGTGGGACTTCAATTTGATGAAGCTAAAAGCTCAAACCCCTTTGCTTATTATACTACCGTAAGTAGTACAAGTTTTCTCAAGATATTACAACTGGAAAAGAGAAGTCAACACATAAGAGATGATCTTTTGATCATGCATGGTGCAACACCCAGTCACACCCGACAGACCGAGGATCAGTTGGCACAACAACTGGGATTTGACAATGCAGAAGCAGCAGTCCCACTTGTTGTGCCCCAAATGAGCCCAACTGGCCCCATCTAGTATTTTTTGATCCACACTGCGTTGCCTGCATCATAAAAACGATTGTAGCCCAAATTTTTGGCAATTTCTTGCTCTGTATTGCCCGCAGCTAAGCCTTGTATTTTGTGTTTTTGAAATTTAAGTCGGCTCTGAACGTCATTTATATTTTTCCAATACCAATAATTGGGTGGACTGATATGACTTAACTCAAAGCCTGTTTTTTCGTAACCATTTCCCAGTCCCCAGTTCAAGTTACTGTAGGACACCAAGCTTTTGAATCCCAACTCCTGATGTGCATGATTCAAAAGCTTGCTAAGCCCTCCTGGCACATGATACCCAGGCAAAATACAATAACGGGCCAGCTCATAATCACTCCCTTTGCTATACCTAGTTTTGACAAAGCTAGCAAGTGCAACAAGCGACCCGTTGTGTTCCAAACCCCAAATATGTTTGGTTGGTATGTTGCCCTGCAAGTGTGAGTTCTGAATAAATGTTTTAGCTGTTCCAAAATCCACAACTGTAATGTTGCATTTACGTGCACCAACAATTGTTTTTTTCAAACCCACTACGTGTGACAATCTGTCAAATATAATATTGGGTTTTTGCACCATCTCATGTTCCCAAATTTGAACAAGCCTTACACCTTTTTCAAGAGCTTGTTTCCATTTATTTTGATGATATTTTTTGTCTCCTATTTGGCAATCTGAATGATAAAAGATGCCATTAAACTCAATACCCACATTTAAATCTGGAAGATAAAAGTCAATCTCCAATGGCTTGATAACTTGCCTATTCCATTGCTCAAAAGATATGTTATTATCCCACAACCATTGTTTGATCTTTGTTTCTCCCCAACTTTCTTTTCTTGGATAACAAGCAAAACAACGCAAATCAGATTCTCTTTTCAAGGCAACACTGAATTGGTTATGGCATTTTTGGCAAACAAACGAATGTTCAGAATAACGATGTGAGTCCAAAAATTCTTCTTGAGTGAATAACGGAGTGTAATCAGTCCTATTTGTAATATAGGAATCCCAAGATTTTTGCCGAAAAGTTTTCCTATTGGTCTCCCTATGCTCTGTTGTCAAAAACGGGGCCACAACACCATATTTTGAGAGGTTGGTTTTTTTGGTTTTAACTAACACCTCCAGGTTTTGAGCAGGAACAGGTGCTCCATAAGTGTTTTGAAACACCTCTATAGTTTTGGTTCTTATATCAGGATGTTGCTGAGGAAAGTTTACTCCCCAATTTTCCTGGATCGTTTTTTGTGCTTTGTCTAAAACAACAGGATTTAAGGTTGGAGCTTTTGCGCCATACTTTTCAAAACATGTGGTCTCAGCTTTGGCTTTGACCTTGTCATGTTGACTTGCATACTCAAAACCATACTTTTGAAGGTTGGTATTTTTACGTTTTTCGTGAATATGATTTATTTCATCTCTAGTGCGGCTGTGTCGAACGCTTTCCTGATATTCACGATTACAGGAGCATTGAGATTGATTACCACAGAATTTTCTGAACCCTAGAACCATATTATTGAAAGTCCTGAACTTACCACTCTGTTCACACCAACTGTTTTCTGCATTAGTGTTATGAACGTATGCATAAAATTTAGCTGCAATTGGGCCTTCACAAGGAAATAATTTGTCTAGCTCTTCTTTGTGTATAGGCAACAACTTTGTCAACCTATTTGGTGTAATCTCCTTGTTCAACCAAAGTTCTTTCAATTCTGCCAAATTCACAATTTTTCTCCAACCCTATTGCATATTATTTATATATCATAATGAATATCACAAATCTAGGTCCTGCCCACCTGTTGAACTAACAGTTTTTATCAGCTATACTCTGACTCAAGGAGACTTTTGAGTCATGACTATCAATCTAGACAATGTTGATTTTTCAAAAGTAATTGCCATAACTGATGTGCATTTTGGCATGCGGAACAACTCCAAACAGCACAACACTTGGTGTACTGAGTTTTTGGAGTTTGTGGTCAAACGAGCACAAGAGCTGAAAATCAAAACACTCTTGTTTTTGGGCGACTGGAGTCACAACCGCAACAGTGTGAACATCAGCACACTCAATTACAGCCACAATGGCATGAAACTGCTAAACAACAATTTTGACAATGTGATAATGCTCTTGGGCAACCATGATCTCTATTTTCGAGATACTCTAGAGCTGCACAGTATTCCCTATGCACAGGATTTTTCAAATATTCACCTAATTGACAAAATCACCACAGTCAAAGACTATTGTTTTGTTCCTTGGTTGGTGGGTGATGAGTATAAGTTGATTCAAAAAATCAAACAGCCTTATTTGTTTTGTCATGCTGAAATTGCCAAGTTCCGGATGAATGCCATGGTGGAAATGCCCGATCATGGCGGCTTGAACAGTGAACACTTTCAAAATCAAAAATTGGTGTTCAGTGGGCATTTTCACAAAAGGCAGCGAAAGGGCAACATTTGTTATATTGGCAATGCCTTTCCTCACAACTTTGCAGATGCGGGAGACGATGATAGAGGGTTGATGATCTGGACTCCTGGAACTGATCCCATATTTGAAAAATGGCTTAGTGCACCCAAGTATCGCACGTATAACCTTACAGAGGCACTTCAGGATCCTACCGGCTTGATAGACAACAAAACTTTCGCACGGATAACAGTAGATGCTGACTTAACTTATGAAGACCTTGCCTTCATTAGAGAGTTATTTGAAACTCAGCTAGCTGCCTTGGATGTGAGTTTTATTCATGGCAGAAGTGATGGAGATGACACTGTTCTTGATGATAGTGAAATCAATTTTGAAAGCGTTGACTCAATTGTGGTGTCACATTTGAATAGTATTGAAAGCACTACAATGAACAAACAACGCTTGATTGAAATCTATCAGAGTATTTGAACTTGATCATCCTCAAAAACGTCACAATCAAAAACTTCATGAGTGTGGGTGCTGTTACACAATCAGTTACTCTCACACAACCTGGCTTGACTCTTGTATTGGGCGAGAATCTAGACTTGGGCGGCAACGGCAACCGGAATGGTGTTGGCAAATCGACGCTGATTTCAGCCATTTGTTATGCCCTGTATGGTCAAGCTCTTACTAACATCAAGAAAAACAATCTCATCAACAGCATCAACAAAAAGAACATGGTGGTGAGTATTGAGTTTGAAGCCCACGGCAACAGCTACAAAATTGAACGTGGCCGTGCCCCTAGTTTTTTCCGCTATGTTGTAAATGATGAATCAGTAAATGAAAACAAAAGTGCAGACGAAGCTCAAGGCGAAAACAAAGATACTCAGAAAGAGATTGAGAAGGTATTGGGCATCAGCCACACCATGTTCAAACACATTGTGGCTTTGAACACCTATACTGAGCCATTTTTGAGCATGGGTGCTGGAAAACAGCGAGAAATAATTGAAGAGCTGTTGGGAATTACATTACTGTCTCAGAAGGCAGAAAACCTCAAAAAGCTTATTCAAACAACCAAACAAACTATTGAACAAGAAGAGTTCAAAATACATACTATCAAAAACAGCAATACACGTATTTTGAGCACTATTGAAAGTTTGAATCAAAAAACCCAACAGTGGGATACTCAACATCAGAACAAAATTCAAGACTTGGAAAATGCACTAGATGCTTTGAGTCATCTTGATGTTGAGCAGGAAATTCAAAGTCACAAAGACAATCTTGTGTATCGTGAACTTCAAACAGCATTGAAGAATGTGCGCAGCCAAAGCCAAACAAAAACACAGCATGGAACACAGCTGAAGGCGCAACAAAACAACTGGTTAACTCAGTATAGTCAAATTCAAGACCACAACTGCGCAATGTGTGGTCAAAAGATTCATGACGAGAAACAAACACATCTGCTGGACGACCTTGAGCACAAAATTACCAAACTGGACAGCAGCATTCAAACACTGGAACAGGAATGCCTGAGTTTGACACAAGAACTGGATGAGCTCATGGGTCTGTCTAGTGCTGTATCGCTAAACCAAACATTTTACAAAAGCATTGATGAGGCATATGAGCATCGAAACAGTCTCACACTTCTTAGTGGTGAACTGGACAAACTTAAGCTTGAAACCAATCCTTATCAAGCCCAAGTGGGTAATTTAAATGACACACTGCAAGAAGTCACTTATGATTCACTAAATGAACTCAGCCAACTCAAAGACCATCAAGAGTTTCTCTTGAAGCTGCTAACAAACAAAGACAGCTTCATCCGAAAGCGTATTATTGATCAAAACCTCAGCTACTTGAATCACAGACTGGGTGAATATCTAGCTGGATTGATGTTGCCACACCAAGTTAAATTCAGCAACGACTTGGGAGTTGAGATCATGCATATGGGCGTAGACTTTGACTTTGACAGTCTCAGCCGAGGTGAACGCACAAGAGTTTGTTTGGCACTCAGCTGGGCATTCCGAGACATTTTTGAAAACATGAACACCAGCATCAACTTCATGGCTGTTGATGAGATCCTTGATGTGGGACTTGACAGCACAGGACTTGAAAGATCTCTAGAGACGCTTAAGGCTATGAGCAGAGATCGGAACAAGAACATTTTGTTGATCTCACATAGAGAAGAGCTAACAAGTCGCTGCGATCGAGTTTTGTATGTTATCAAAGAGTTAGGTTTCACTCGTTTCAGCTATGAAAGCGGTGAGTAATTATCTGTACTCCATAAATATAGATATATGCCGGTCACGACCCTGGCAGGTCCACCGGCTCTATCGCTTTAAGGGAGCAACAGCTATGTCTATTTATCGTAATATCAAACCCTTTGGGTTTTATGTGTATGCCTACTTAAGAAAAACAACATCCAACAATGGTCCTGCAGGAACCCCTTATTATATTGGAAAAGGGACCGGCATACGTTACAAAGAAAACCACGGAACTCTACCTGTACCAAAAGAAGCATGGAGGATTGTTGTCCTTGAACAAGGATTAACTAATCTTGGTGCTGTTGCGCTCGAAAGAAGGCTGATACTCTGGTGGGGACGCCTGGATAATAACACAGGTATATTACACAATCGAACTGATGGCGGGGATGGGGCAGTTGGGAAGATAGTCTCTGATGAATCAAGAATGAAAGCAAGTGTTAACAATTGTGGCAAAAAAAGAAGTGCAGAAACAATCAAGAACATAAAAGATGCATTATCTCTTATCGACAGGTCAGGAGAGAATCATCCGTTATATGGCAAAAAGCATTCTGATGAAGCTAGATCTAAAATGAGCGAAGCTAAAAAAGGCAGGTCCTATGAAGAAATTTATGGCCCAAAAGCAGAAGAGATGCGAGCTGCACGCTCACAAAAATCTCGGGGACGAAGTCTGTCTGCTGAGACCAAAGAAAAGATAAGTTTAGCAAATCGAGGCAAGAAAAAACCTGCAGGCTTTGGAGTCCGAATGTCCGCAGTAAGGTCTGGCCAAAAAGTCTCTGAAGAAATTTTGAAGAAGAGAGCACAGATATTCGAAGCAACAAAACAAACTTGTGAACATTGCGGGAATATCTTTGGTTTAGCGAACTATATCAGATGGCATGGTCCTAATTGCAAAACTCAACCTAACCAACTACTATAGGCGATTCGATTGGGATTATACACCAGCAGTATAACTCAGTTCAGCAATCTTCAGCTTGTTTTGTTCAAAAAATGGCTCAAACTCTGTTATTACAAAGGTTTTGTAACGTGCGTGGTTTTCAACCGTGAAGTCAGCCAAATGTTTTTGATCAAAACAAGCATAACTTCCTTTGTGATTGATGCGTATGACAACAAACCACAAATCTTCTGGATCACATGTGTCAAGTGTTTGCTCTATCCAAGCATCCAGTTGTTTGATATCTCCATTGCACATGAGTCGATGCCACGGAAAGTCTTGATAAAACTTACTTTCAATCACCAGCTTTTTCATATGGGAAGGTGGAATGAGATCACTTTTGAAGTAGCTGATTTGCGTAGCATCCATAGTGTCTTTTCTCTTGGTGTTTGCTCCTCCAATGAAGGCACCAGAATTAGGAACCCTAATAAATTTGGCTTCATATAACGTTGTGAGAAACTTGGCTATCCGTAATTCGCCTGCATTTCCTTTTGCCTTGCCTTTGGACCCTGCCATATGTTTTTTCCTGTAATCCAGAAAAAGCTCTGGAAGTCTTTGATTTTATAGTTTTAGATGGCTATAATCAAAATAACAAAAGAGCATTTCAAATGAAGCACAACAAGCCACAACACCGCAGCATTTTTATTGTAGTTGATCCAGTAGATCAAAATCGGCTCAATAGTTTTTTCCGACAAGAGTTGGGATTTTACAATACCCTTGTAGGAACCTTTGGAAGTCGTGTAAGAGCATTTCCACAAACTATTCTCAACATCACACACGATCAAGCATCACTCTTTTGTGATCTAGCCAAATACAATCTCAACATTCGCGAATTGGTGAAAAAGCCTCAAGAATGGCCTGAACAACTGAAAAGTTATTTTCCAGTTGCTTTTGACAGACTCACACAAAAAACAATTTTGACCGAAGCGCAAATTATGATGTTTGAATCTGCCGGAGCCAATCGCTGGATTATGATTCCAGAAGCCAAAAAACAGATGGCTAGAGCAGTTATTGATTTTTACAAAGAGCAAGCAGACATTTTGGCTCATCCCCAATCAAGCGATATAATTGAGGTGGCTTACAAGACACCACCCAGCAGCTTGAGTGAGTTGGAAATCAGCAACAAACGTCATGCACAGATCCCTCGTAATGAAATCAAATACAAATACAACAACACTGAACAACATACAGAAATTTGGACTCCGTTAACTACAAAACCCATTATTATTCCGCATTTTAACCTTAACGAATACAATCGATGGACAACAGCAATAGTCAAGCAAGAGAGTGGTAGATTCTGTGAATACAACACACCTTGGGTAATTGACTTCAAAAATACAAAAAACAATTATCTTTTGAAATATCTAGACAGCACAGCACGTAGTCCAGGCAATTATAGAATCAGCAACTACGCATAACAGAGTATATTTTTAAAACATAGTGGCTTTATATGATGGTGTAGTGTCCATCCGTATCTACCAGGCGCGAAGGCCGGGGAAAATTGCGTATGAGGGTTTACGGTTCTATGCCCTCGCCACAAAAGTGAACAAAAAGGATCCAGCCTCTCACTGTCCCGTGACGCTGGAAGGGGTTCAGTCAACAGCCTGTCTGACTGAATTCCCTGCGTGTGTGATGAGCACATAACCGAGAAGGCAGCTCCATGAGCATAAGTCCGAGAAGAGAGTCAGGAACGCTGGAAATAGGTTCTCCGCCAGCTGGAAGCAATTCCCAAGACGAGACAGGCAGGCCGAAGCCCTATACGAAAGCCTTTTCACACTTCTCCTCCCGGTGGGGAGAAGTGTGACTTCCTCCCTAACGAAATACCCAGAACTATTATCAGTCCAACAAGTATCCTATTCCAGATCCAATAATATCATCAATAAGATCATTGAGATTCATACTAGATCACGCCCAGCTAAAATTATCACTTCTTTGATTGAGCCTTCCTATAAGCTTCGGCTTGCATCTCATAGTGTTTGGAAATAGTTCCACTCAAAGATTTCATCTGTGAAGTGGTGAGACGCCAAGCTTCACTGTAGGTGAGTCCTCCGTTCATGTAATACACTAGGTTGGCAATATCGCTTTCAATCATTTCCACTTCTTTTTCGCAGCTTCTCAGTACTTGGGTGATGGCTACATGATCACCCCTGAGAAGCTTTAGTCGAAAAAACTTGTGGGATCAAAGTCAATTGACTGGCTCCAAGTGTGTGAGCAACCGTCGCATTGAAAAGAGGTTTCGGTATCAATACCAGTTTTGTTGAGCTCTTTCAACTTGTCGATGATGGCGTTGGCACTGGTTGTGGGAATACCTTTCACAAACTCTTGAATGTATTCTTGATTGGTGACCAGTTCACCACTACTGATTATTTTGATTTCAGTTATGCTCATGGCCATGATGTCCAATGTGCGTTTGGCCATGTGATTCACTTGTTTGGTCACACTACTGATCTTTTCTGCATCAGTTGTGTCTGTTTCTTGTAACACTTTGATGCTTCTGGCTTGTTCCACTTCATTCAACAGTTGTAGATTTCTCTGCTCAAAGTTGTAAGGACGCAGGAAAACTTGGAGTGCTCCATCTATTTCAATATAGGTGGGGCCTTCAACATAAGTTTGTGTTTCGATAAATGCAGAGAGGTCTATACCAAAGTTGTGCTCTTTTCCACAACTGGGACATGTGGTGTCTATTTCCATAGTTGACCCTGCACTGGCAATTCTTATGGCAACAAGTAGGGTGTTGATGTCAGGCTCCACAAGCTTCTTGGGATCTTTGACTCCAGGAACACAGTTTCGGAAAACACTCAACAATGCATCGCCATTCAACAGCGCATCAGGAGTTTTCAACATGATTTGATCAATAGCAGTCAACGGATACACTGCCATTTCGCCATTGGCTGAAGTCTCAAGGAAATCACTAGGATAAAATTTGCCTCGTGTTGGCAATTGTGCATAGGCCTTGGGTGTGTGAAAGTATTGACTCAATGGATTACTCATTACTGGCGCCCTATTATCTAAGTATGTTATTCCCTAGTATTTAAGGGGCTTAAATATGGGTAGTCTCCTGTTGTGAGAAAATTTGTATGAGTTTTACAGCTAGTGAATTGAAAGATATCAGCAAGAATTGGGCCCAGGAGCGCACTCTCGGAGAGTTGCGTGACAAGATGGCGTCAAACAACAGTATTTTGGCTGCTATTGCTAAAGAAAAGTTCAACTTAGATGCTGCAACTATTCGCTCATTTGAAGATGCTATTGATGATGCCAAAGATGGCTTGACAGAACTTCAAAATAGTGCGGAGAAAGCTAAAAGGGCTCAGGTCAATCAACTGCGTCATGAACAACGCATGCAAGGCTATGAACAGGAAATCAAAGGCAATTACAAACGCAGTGTTGATGATTTACGCTCAAGCTTAGACAAAATGAGTCGATTTGACAGCAGTAGACTGTATGAAGGTGTCACAAGTGGTATCAACAGCTTAAGCTATAATTTCCGTAAGGCAGATGGTAGTGCAACTGGGTTAAGCACAGCATTTGCTGGCTTGAACAAAGTGGTGGCTGTTGTTGCTGCTGGTGTGGGAATTTTTGCTAGCGGAATGCCAGCTTTTCAGGCCATGGCAAACACCGGTGTTACTTTTGGCGGCAGTCTTGAAAAGATGCAGGAAATGGTTGGTCGTACAGGTTTGAAGCTGGAAGAGTTTCAAGGACTTGTTGGGCAATTTGGTACTACAATTGGTGGAGTGGGTGAAGAAAATTTTGCCAAATTGATTCGGGCAACACAAACAGCTACTAGGGAGTTTGGTATGTACGGCCAGACGTCTCAACAACAGGCTGAGTCCGTTAGTTTCTTTGTGAACAGCTTAGTCGAAGGTGGGCTTTCATTCCAGCAAGCAAGCGCAATGAACGAACAAGGCACTGCACAATATTTGCGTGAGCTTACAGCACTTACTATTTTAACTGGCAAAGATAGAAAAACATTAGAGGCTAGACAAAAAGAGCTAGATCAAGATAGATTTATTAGACTTCGGGTTAGGCAATTGGAACAGACCAATCCTGAAGCGGCAGCAACATTTAAGAAAAACACTGGCCAATTGGCAATGGACATAGGGCCTAAATTGACAAGAGCCATAGCAGGCATGCAATATGGGCTTATGCCTCCTGACGAGCAAATGCGCGCCTTTATGAGCATAGGCGGGACAATGTCTGGAATGGAGCAATTGTCTAGGCAGCTAACATCAGGATCTACCTTAGACATGATGGAAGGAGCTGGGAATTTAAAACGTAATTTTAGCCAAGGACAGGGCTTAAATGATTTTGTAACACAGGCGTATCTGGGAAGTAAGTACGCAGGAGCAGGTGACATAGCTGATGAATTATATGGAGACGCAGCACGGGCAAAGGCGGCTGAAGCGCAGCCAGGAGGTATGCAGAGGATACTTGATATCTTCACCGGAAGAGGTGGAAACTTAGATCAAGCTACTACTGCCATGCAAAAAGTGACTATGGATACTGCTCGTATCACTGGTGACTTCAAGGCAGCGCTCTGGGCAGCTACACAACAGTTGGGCTTGTTTACGAAAGTTCTTGAACCCTTGGCAGCAGCAACTGGCGCAGGCGCAGGAGCAGCAAACTCATTTTATGGAATGGCTGCCAGTGGTATGTCCGGAGCAGCTTCGGCCTTAATGACAGGAGCTGCTGTGGCATTGATGCCTAAATTGCTGGCAAGTACAGCTTTAAAAGCTGCAATACCACGGTTACTGGGAGGAGGAGGCTTGGGTTTGACTTCAATGCTGGGCTCAACAGGAATGATGTCTGGTATGATGGGCGGGGCTGGTAATCTTGCTGCTAGAGGAGGGTTGTTAGGAATGACAGGAAATCGCTTACTAGGTTCGGGGTTAAGTAGAGGCATTTTAGGAGGAGGTTTAGGAGGACTCGCAGGAGGGATGGCGGGCGCAGGACTTGGTAGCATGCTGGGCCTTGGCTCATTTGGTAGTGGTGCCTTAGGCGTATTAGGTGGGGCAGCAGGCGGCTTCTTGATGGGTGGGCCGGTGGGGGCACTTGTAGGTGGTCTGGGTGCTGCACTACCTATGCTTATAAGTTCAGCAAGTGCATCAGAAGCAAGGCCAGGTGATCAAACTGGCAATGCTGGTGGTTTATTACAAGATTCAACTGCACTTGTTGAAATGCAAGCAAGCAGCACGTCATATGTTTCTGCTATGGCTGCACTTGTAAGTAGAGTAGCAGCACAAGCCACTATGACTAGTCTTGCTCCACCAATAGCACCGCAAAACGATGCACTATTAGGTATGGTCACTACCTTGAACAGCACAGTGGCAGCACAAACACCCTACATCCAAGATCAAGCAAGACAAGCACGTATCACAGCTGGAATAATTGGTGACTTTGCCTAGAGGTAATCTTTTTTCTGGGTATTTTTCTCACATAAATATCAAAAACCGAGAGAAACAGAACCCTGATGGCTTGGAAAAAATATTTCACAACAGTACCGAGTCAAGCTAGACTCACTGCAAGACTAGCAGAAATCAACAAAGACAACAGTCAAGGTGCAACCACTACAAAATTCAGCAGTTATTTGCCTGAAGTCTATGCTGGTGCTCCAAACCGAGTTGAACGCTATGTGGCTTATGAACAAGCTGATTTAGATAGTGAAATCAATCGCAGCTTGGACACTATTGCTGAGTTCTGCACACAAAACCAAAGTGATGATGAGCCTATTCCTTTCCGATTTATTTGGAAAGGTGATGTTACTGAAACTGAAACAGAACTTTTGGCCAGTGCACTTCAACAATGGTGCAGCATCAATAAACTGAATCAACGAATCTTCAAAATATTCCGTAATACTGTCAAATACGGTGATCAATTTTTCGTCCGAGATCCAGAAACCTATGAGCTGTTGTGGGTAGATTCAGCCAAAGTGGAAAAAATCATTGTCAATGAGGCACAAGGCAAAAAAATTGAACAATATGTGATTAGAGATTTGGATTTCAATTTACAAAGTCTAGTGGCAACCAACCCTCTTGTGCATGATCAATACAGTTTCCCAGGAGGTTACCCTCGTAGTGCGAACCCAGCAGCTGGTGCAGGCAACATCAACTATGGACAGCCCACAACACCTGGCGGCCGTACCAGCAGATTTTACAATCCAGCCAACAGCATGGCAATTGATGCCAACCACGTGGTGCATCTCAGTTTAAGTGAAGGCTTGGATCAATATTGGCCTTTTGGCACCAGCATCATTGAAGCAGTTTACAAAACTTACAAACAAAAAGACCTTTTGGAAGACTGCATTCTCATTTACCGTATTGTGCGTGCACCTGAGCGCAGAGTGTTTAAGATTGACGTGGGTCAGCTGCAAGGTCAACGTGCCATGCAGTATGTTGAAAGAGTCAAAAACGAAATTTACCAAAGGCGACTCCCAAACCGCACAGGTGGTGGCTCAAGTATTATTGACAGCGCCTATAATCCCATAAGCATTACAGAAGATTTCTTCCTTGCAACCAACAGTGAACAACGCGGCACAACTATTGACACTTTGAACGCTGGCGAAAACTTGGGCACTATTGACGACTTGAAATACTTCAACAACAAGTTGATGCGCGGGCTGGGTATTCCCAGCAGCTATTTGCCCACTGGACCAGATGATGGCACAGCAGTTTACAACGATGGCAAAGTGGGAACAGCATTTATCCAAGAGTATAGATTCAACAAATATTGCCAAAGATTGCAGAACAGTCTTGCGCCAACATTGGATATGGAATTTAAATTGTTTTTGAAGTTCCGTGGCATTGAGGTACACAGCAGTTTGTTTGAGTTGGCATTTAACGTTCCACAAAGTTTCAGTCAATATCGCAACATGAGCATTGACACTGAGCGTGTTAACCTCTTCAGTTCAGCTATGAACAGTGATGCAAGAGCTTACATGAGCAAGAGATATGCGCTCAAGCGTTATCTAGGATGGACAGAAGAAGATATTCTGGAAAATGAGCGGATGTGGAAAGAAGAAAACAACGACAAAGTCAAAGGCAAGACTGGCACCAGCCCCATTGAAGACAGGGGTGTGGGACTGGGATCAATAGGGATACGCCCTTCACCAGAGCCTGATTTTGGTATGGGTGGACCTGAGATGCCTCCTGAAGCCCCGCTTGAGACACCGGGATTTGAAACACCTGAAGTTGCTCCAGGTGCTGAAACACCTCCAACTGAAACACAGTAAATATCAAGATGAATACAAATATCACAAAGACCAATGGCACTACGCTGGCAAGTATTCCGCCAGGACAGTATAACAGCACAGTTTCCAGTTTGATCCTATTTGGTAAGAATTTTGCCAATTACGGTACTTATTTGAATGAAAATCTTGTTCATCTCATGGAAAATTTTGCCGACCAAAGTCCTCCACAAAGTCCCACACAAGGACAGCTTTGGTACAAAACCACAGACAAACAAATGTATGTTTGGGAAGGCAGTGTTTGGAAACTGCTAAATGCAGAAAGCCTGCAACAGATTGCTGATGCAATTGTTAAAAATCGCATTTACGTTGCAGAAAGTGGTAATGATACCAACAGTGGACAAAGTTGGTATAGCGCCAAGCGAACTGTGAAAGCTGCATGTGCTGAAGCAGCTAGACAAATTGCCACAGGTGCATTCCGACCTGATCACACAGCTATATTAGTAGCAGCTGGTGACTATACTGAAGACTGTCCTATTGAAATTCCGCCAGGTGTCAGCATTATTGGCGATAATCTTAGAGCTGTTTCCATACGACCAAGAGTCGCAACTACTGATGTATTTTATTTGAACAGCAAGTGTTATGTGTATGGCATTACTGTAAGAGATCATAGATTGAATCCATCAGCATTGGATATAACTCCAGCAGGTTATGCCAACACAAGTGGAGTGAATACATCTGCACTGATCTCTACAACTCGACAAACAGGATTTGCCTTTGGCTTTGCTCCAGGTGCAGACATCTTGGTCAGTCCCTATGTACAAAACTGTTCCAGCATTAGTGGCGATCCAGACACTGGATCAGGGATTTACCCAGGTGGTGGCGGTGTGTTGATTGATCCCAGTGTTTTGGGACCCAATAATAGGATTCACAGCATTGTTATTGACGCATTTACTCAAATCAATCTTGGTGGTATCGGCGTCAAAGTCATTGGCAAAGGCTACATGCAGTTGGTGAGTTTTTTCGTTAACTTCTGCCAGTTTGGCTTGCTGTGCCTTGATGGTGGTCACGTGACTGCATTGAACAGCAATTGCAGTTTTGGCAATTATGCTCTTTGGAGTCAAGGACACCGGTATCTTGAAACCACTGACAGCCCTGTGGCTGTAAATCAAACTTGGGCCACCAATGGTGTCAGTTCTGATTTTGTCACAACGGGTGGCACTTATGTTTTGCCAAATCAATTCAGTGACTTGGAAGTGCAATTTTTAGACACTGCAACACCGTTGCTGCCCACTGTTGACTATACAATATCAAAAGGTGTAACAGCGGGTGGTTTGCCTTGTTCAGTTATTAGCTTGAAGTCTTTGCCCATAGCTGGCCGGCAATTGCGAGCCAGGATCAAGTTTGGCTCCTTGATTGAAGCCAGCGGCTATACCATGAGCTATGCTGGTGCTGGCTTGGATTATGCCAAACTCAGCCCCAGTCAAGATGGCAGTGGCTACGCTGATCCCAACAAATATACTATTGCACTAGCTGGTGGACGTGTATTCCATACCACAACTGACGAAAGCGGAGACTTTTATGTGGGGGCTGTGACACCCAATCCAGCGTTTCAAGTTGGCGGATTGACTATTGCCAATGGCGGAGGCAGCTATAACGTAGGGGATACATTGAATTTCATTACCCCAGCCAACGTTAACAGCACCTATGCTGTGCCCACAACACTTAAGGTTTTGAGTGTGTCCAGTGGTGTTATTACAAGTGTTGCGATTCTTATTCCTGGATACTATCTACTTTCGGCGCCAGGTAGCACAACAATTGGCAGTTTGCCCACAAATCCCATTAGTGCAACGTCAACAAGTGGTGGTGGATCGTCAGCTACTTTTAACTTCGTGTGGGAGAAACCTCCTGCCAGACCCAGTTTCCGCATAAATCAGAGACGAGGTGCTATTGATGGACGCAGCTTTTATCAAAGCATCTTTGGATTTATGACTCCCTTTATACTTGCTCTTTCACGCAAAGGATCTTAACATATGCCTGCACCTATTTTTAACTTTCGTAATGTCAAAGTTAGAGTTACAAATGATCAACCCACAACCATTTACAAAGTTTCAAGTTACGATCAAACTATTCCCAACACAACATTGCCTCCAGGTGTAGATCCAACTGAAGTCAGTATTGTGTTGTTGACTGTTCAATGCAGCAACATTACAGGCAGTCCCAGCAGTCCTACTCTACGGAAAACCATCAATCTCAGTGTATGGATTGATAATCCTCCTGATCCAGCCTATCTGCCCACTGGTAGACGTTACCTTGTTAACAATTACACAATTATTCCCAACAACGCTTTTGACCCCTTGAATGGCAATTTGATCATGAGCAGCGGAGATACCTTGGTTGTACAAGTAAGTAATCCTCCAGCAGAAACAACCAATACCAGTACTGATAACTGTGTTGATGTTGTTGTAAGCCTATTGGAAATTGCCAATGCGACTGCCAATTAAGGACTAAGCATGCCAAAGCTACTTGATAACCGCGTTGTTGGATCAGCTGATCTTATTGATGTGCAACTGGAAGGTGTTCCAGCTGGCTTGGTATTGAAAGTCTCTGCCAACGGAGAGCAATTCTTTTTTGGGCAACAAATTGGACCACCTGGACCTCCAGGTATTATTGGCACAGCAGGGAGCCCTGGCCCTCAAGGACCACCAGGAGATGACACATTTGTTGTTGGTCCACCTGGGCCTCCTGGTCCTCCTGGTATGGGAGGGGGAATTCCTGGAAGCCCAGGAGTTCAAGGACCTCCAGGTCCAAACAAAGGCCCGCCAGGCGATCAAGGACCCAATGGTGATACTGGGCCAACAGGACCACAAATAACTGATCAACAACATTATGCAGCAGTTTTCAGCACTGCTGGTCCACAAACATGGACAGCGCCACCTGGTGTTAGGCGTGCTAGAATAACACTGATCGGTGGAGGGGCTGGGGGAACGTTGGGCATTTATGTGCCTCCAGGTTCAGTTCCACCTACAGAAGGTGGCCCTGGGGCTGGCGGCGGAGGACTATTTTGATTACCATAAGTAGTAACAGAGTCGTAGCATAAGACAGCCATTGTCTATTATAGGGATTTAAGGCTATGCAACGCTGGGACTAAACAGTTGGGGTGTAACAATGGATAGCTATAGAGGATTACTGTTATGAGTGGAAGCATTGGCGGATGGTTTACTGGCCTGGCTGGAGGCTCTGGAGCAATTTTACGGCTGTGGGTAGATATAATCCCAAATGCCACCTATAATCTTCAAGTTGGTGCTGGAGGTCAAGGGCAAACATCTGCCACAGTTCCTCCAACAAATGGAGGCAACACTACTATGAGCGGACCAGGTGGAGTATTTTATTCTGCTGGAGGCGGCGTAGCAGTGAGTGGAGGCAATGCAGGCACGACACCAAACATAATTTGGCCCTTGGTACCTGGATCATATCTCCATGGTTTGGCAGGTGCAGGAGGCGATCCCACTAAGCCAAATCCTGCAGGGTCAAATGGCTCAGCTGGCCTTATTTTGATTGAATGGATTAACTAATGCCTCGCTTACTTGATAACCGTATTGTTGGCCCATCACGAGACGTTTTGACTACAACATTATATGGGGCACCTGCCGGGTATGTGTTACGAGTATCCCCCACAGGAGATACACTTGTGGTCACAACCCCAGGTGGCCCACTGGGTCCTCCAGGTCCTCCTGGCCCCGCTGGACTAGCAGGGCCTGTTGGGCCACCTGGAGCCAGCAGTGCATTAGTAGGTGATACAGGTCCCCCAGGTCCTCCTGGTCCTGCAGGAGGACCTCCTGGTCCTGCAGGTTTAACTGGACCAACGGGACCAGGCGGGGGACCAGTGGGTCCTCCAGGACCGCCTGGAATTACTGGACCTATTGGGCCGCCTAGTGGCAATCAAGATATAAATGCAGCACAACTTGTGTCTCCTGGTGTATGGACAGCACCCCCAGGTGTGTTTTCTGTTAAGCTGACACTTATTGGAGCAGGGGGAGGCGGTAGTTTGCCCGTGAGTGGGGGTAGTCCAATTGAATTTGACAATAGTGCTCAATCTGGTTGGACAATACAAGGTATTCCTGGAAGCAGTGGTGGCGTAAATGAACAATGGGTAACTGTGCAGGGCGGACAAAATTACAATGTCACAATAGGAGTTGGGGGTAGTGGAGCTATAATATCTGGAGGTGGGGTGTACCCCAATGAAAATAATATTCCAACATATTACCCACAATATATATACGTTCCACCAAGTCCTGGCACCCCTACAACATGGAGTGGTCCAGGCAGTCCCACAGTCGTAGCAGGCGGCGGCCCATCAGCAGGCACCCCCGCAGGAATTCTGGGTACTCCTGGAGTGAATTCCCCCTTAAGTGTGGGATTGGGTGTGGCAACAGTCTATGGATTTGGGGCAGGAGCAGAACAACAGGGCGGCCCTGGTGCAGCACTTATAGAATGGATTTAAAAGATGCCAAAACTTCTTGATAAGCGTATAATAGGCGGGTCTGCAGACGTCCTGAATACAATACTGATTGGTGTGCCTGCTGGGTTGCCCCTTATAGTGGCGCCAACAGGCGCCGCTTTGCTGTTGGGTCCAGCCACAAGTTTTCCAGGCGTAAGGGGGCCTACAGGGCCTACAGGATTGGGAGGAGCGCCAGGATTTGGTGGATTTCCTGCCCCTCCAGGTGTAAAAGGTGCCACTGGGTCTGCTGGGCAGCCTGGCCCATTAGCAGGACCACCAGGCACACTAGGGGCAACCGGGCCAGTAGGTGGCGCTGGCCCGACCGGAGACCCAGGGGCAACAGGAACTCTTGGTTTTCCAGGACCCCAAGGGACAGGCCAAAAATTAGCAGTAGCTGGCTTTTTGTCTCCCAGTACATGGGCTGTGCCTGCTACAACTACTAATGTAAAAATCACAACTGTGGGCGGAGGAGGAGCAGGTGGTTGGGGAGCAATTTATACAACACAGGATTACACAGGTGCTGACGGCGGCTATGCTGATGGTCCCACTATAAAACTAATTGGAGGCAAGGGTGGACCAGGTGCCGCTATAGAAACATGGATACCGGTCACGGCAGGCAGTAATTTGCAAGTAATAGTTGGAGGTGGTGGGGCTGCTAACATTAGTAATTCTGGAAACCCTGGCACGCCCAGCCAACTTTTGGATCAAAGTGGAATAGCCCTTGTTACAGCAGGTGGTGGAAGCGGCGGCCTCAATGCCAACATCTTCACACCCGGTGCCAATGGTGCGAGAGGAACTGCCACCAGCATAGGCCCGCTGGTTTACTTGAATGCTGACTTAGGCCTTAGGTTTGGTTACGGGGGCGTGGGCCGAGACGATACATCAGCATCAGGTGGACAACCAGGTGCAGTTCTTATAGAATATGTTGCTGTAGGTCCTTAACGCAGTGCTGGACCAGTTAACCAAGCCACCAAAGTGCGGCGTAACCCACTTGTAACGGGTGTTACTCTATGCAGAACAAAGCTGGGAAAAACGGCTACAAGGCCTAGATCCTTGCTAATGGTTTGTGGATCAGCGCCTAACTTAACTTGTAGATTGCCACCTTCATACTCACAGGGATCGCTCAATTGTAAAACTACACTGAGTTTTCGAGGACCGTGGTTTGTGGAAGTGATGCCACTGTCAATATGCCAGGTGTAGTGACCCTCATCATCCCCGTAGTATTCAGTGTATTGCAGGTGTTCACCAAATCCCCACAAATCAAAGCGAAAATGCTGGCCATTTAAATTACGAACAATATTACCCAAGCGTTGATAAATCCAATCAGTGTCAGGACTGGCTTCAATCCAACTGGTTTTGCTTTTGCGTATTTGTTCATAATTTTGAGCGGGATCAAATCCACCAATTACCGCTTTTCCTGGCTGTCTAGCCTGCCCTAGTTGAATTATCTTTTTTATATCATCTCCTGAAAATCCATCTTTCCAGGTTGCTACGTTTGCCTCACCAGCGCCAAAGCTGGGACTTGGTAAAAATTGATAAATTGACACTCTGTTGCTCCCTTTGATTTGAACTATACAAGGGCCTTTGTTTCTCTGCAATAAATAGATTTATGAGAGCAATGGATTTAGATAGTGCTGGCTATTACAGCCCAGACCAAGATCATTATACTATGCAAAATCAGTATGACCCGCGTCGACCCAAGATTACAATCGCACATTTAAATCAAATGAAAAGAATGCGTAGTGCCAAGAAATTGGAAAATCTTGTGCGCAGAGATCTTTTGGGCCTGTTGTATGGCGCTCCCTCTGCTGAAGGCGGCGGAATGCCAGGCATGTAGTCTAAAATTGCCTTATTTTCCATATAAATCCAAGTTATTCTTCAACTCCTTCTAAATAAACACAGAGTCTATCAACTTTACCAAAGGAGACAAACTATGGCTAATAGCAAGCTGTTGAAGGTAATGGATTACCTTATCAACGAGCAAGAAGACAAGGCTCGTGACCTGTTGCACCAAATCTTCATTGAGAAGGCCCGTGCAATTCACGAGGAAATGCTAAGTGACGAAGAGCATGAAATGGGCGGGGACGAGGGCGAAGACCTCGGACACGACATTAGAGCTCACAAAGAACAAATTGAGAGTGAAATGCATAATGGCGACGGCACAATGGAAGATGTTGACCTCGATGACGCGGTTGAAGATCTAACAGTAAGTGCTGGCGATGATGAAGATGCTGACGATGTTGATGTTGACGTGGAAGACGATGACATGGACATGGACGATGAAGACGACATGGACGCTGAAGACGACATGGATGATGAAGAAATGGATGCTGATGAAGCTGAAATGGATGCAGACATGGACCACGACGAGGAAGCTGAAGGCGAGCGTCTAAAAGACATTGAGCAAGCAATTGAAGAGTTGACTGCTGAATTTGAAGCT